GTCCCAACAAGTTGCACCATCATCGTAAAGTAAAACCTCACTTAATGCATCCATTTGCTCCTCGCTGGGTTTCCAATGAATAAAATGGCTATTTAACCACGTCCTCATATCAGCGGCGGTTTGCGCATCAAAGAAATTCTCTGTATAACCAAAACTGATGAGTTCGTGGATATATTTAAGGGCATTGTTATCCTCTTCACTCCACTCTACTGGCTTCTGCTCTTTTGCCAACATTTCATCCACCTTATCAGATACTTCTTTCATCACCTCCGGGTCACAGTTCTCCACACATTTATCAAAGAGTGCGTTACGTTTGGTATAATGAGGCTCTTTCTGCTTTTCTTCCATTGCAGGATTTCCTCGAAAATGCATTCGTTCACCATCATAGTAGTATAGTCCCGGATAACCAAGTATAACATCTTTCACAAAAGGCAGCTCTTTCTGCTTTTTAAGCCAATCTATTGCTGACTTAAAATGGTCTTTAAACTGCTCGTCTGCTTTACGCAAGCCATCATAGAGGTATTCCAAAATCCATTTTCTATGCATCTCATCCTCGCTCTCTGCGAGTTCAGGGAAAGCATGTTCCACCGCTAACTTTGCGTCTCCTTTTAAGTTTGGATATATCGCTCTAATATCCTCTAATGCCTCGTCGTATGCTCGGGCCTTTTCTTCTATGTTCATATGCTATAAATTTAGTCCCGCCGAAAACTCCGGAACCCACATGGCCCGGTTGAGATACGCCCGATATTCTTCCGCGTTTGAACATCCGGCTTTCTCCCAGTCGTATTGTTCGTCTGTGACGACTTCTTTCTTTACGAGAATATTCTCGTCTCCAATGGTACGATACCATACCTTGACGACATACCCGTTCATCAGATCACGGGCGATGAATCCGACCTTGCCGAAATCCAGCTGCTTTGAATCTTTTAGGGCAAAGCGGATGGTCTGTTCTAATTTCTCTTCGAATGTCATAGTGTTTTCATTTAAACCCCCGGATGGATTTTTTGGCATTTGTTTACCGGGGGTTGTTGATGGTTACTTCTTCTCCTTCAACTCCACGTCGCGGGCGATGTTGATGCACTTGCCGAAGTACCACGTACCAGCGATGGCAACGAGGTATCCGACGATGCCGATGACCGCCTTCCACCAGCAGGGGTAGTAGTCGATCGCGTCGGCAAGGAACAGGCCGAACACAACGGTGATCAGTCCGAAGTACACCGCCCACACCAGGAAGATGATGAGGTTGTACTTTTTGTTAATCTTGTCCATAGCAACAAAATTTAAAGGTTAAACAATAAAGGAATAAAGGGTTTATGAATTGATTATCTTTTCCACTTTCGCCTCCGGATACCTTACCAGCATATCCGTGTAGTAGTCCTGCGCCTTCGCTTCATCCGTGAAGGTCTTCGCTATCACTCCGCCGAGTGAGCCGCGGATGTATTCCACTGTAATGGTTATCTCTTTCATAGTTTCGTGTACTTGAGTGTGTCGAAATCGCAGTACCGGAATATCATCAGCCGGAGTTCCTTGCCCATCTTTCTGGCATTATCGAGCATTTGTTCGCGTGTTAATCCCAGCCTCTCCCAGTACGGCAGGGCGCGGTCAATGAGCACATCAGTAAAGATGGTCAGTGCCGACATAACGGCACACTCCCCGTAGCAGGGGATGTCATCTGGGAGCACGAGTTTCCGCTCGAGGATGGCGTCCTCAAGCTCTGACAGGATCGGAGTCACCTTGTCTCCAAAGGTCGGCTCGTTGATGATTTCTCGTAGTGTCTTTTCCATAATCGTATAACTTTTTGTGGCTGGAGGGAGATTCGAACCCCCATTTCCGGCGTAGTTAAGCACTAAACAAATATATCCACCCGGCGATTCTTCCGTTGAACTATCCAGCCAAGTGCCGGTCTTTCCCGGCTGTCAAATTATGAATATTATTATGTGTGCGGCGCATCCATGCGGCGTTGGTGGAGAGGGGCGGAGTCGGACCGCCTAATGTGACCAGGGAAAAACAATGAAACCCTCGCATCCTATCCGATTAAATGCCTATCCTCTCCGTGCGGGGAGCCGGCGGAAACTCCCCTCTGCCCGACCGCCTGCTTGCTAATGGGCAGCTGCTTTACCGCCGTGGAAGTCCCTTTGCTAACACGAAATAAACATTTGAAGATTCATCCGGGACTTATCTTTTCGGCTTGATCCAAAAGTCGATTCGGAATGCACGGCCTTTGTCGTCCTGAACCTCGCGGATCGATCCGTGGTATAGTTCGAGGATCTTGTATCCGAGACGCTGGGCGAGTTTCTTCCGCGTGACCGACTGGAGGTTCTGAATCGAGAGCAGCTCCTCCGGCGTGTAGACCACATAGGAGTAGACGATCCTGGACTCTGGGTCTCGCTCCAGCTTCGACTGCTTGAAGGCTTCCGCGGCCTCCTTCTCGAGCCTCGTCCGTTCGCTTGTGACGTAGGCGATACGCTTTCCGATTTCCTTCTCCCTCGCGTCGAGGTTTGACCGCTTGAACTCAATGGCCTTGGCGGAGCGTTTCAGATTGTGCGCAATCCCAGCGAGGATTGCGATGGCGGCGGCGGTGAGCATCACCAGCGCGACCGACCAGATGATGATGGCTGTTTGTGACATGGCTTTGGTGGTTAAAATAAACAATCGCTGTCCTCACGGAAAAGCTGGGTGAAGATTGCCTCGAGCACGTTCACCACGATGCTGTTCCCGTACATCTTGTACTGCTGGCTTTCGGAGATCGTCTTCTTCCTGATGTCCGCCATCTCCATCCCGTCCGGGGCGACGAAGTCATTCCCGTCCCAAACGAGCGGATAGTTCTGGATCTTGCTGATGTCCAGGTCTGACACCCCCATCAGCCTCCCGCATTCGCGCGGGGTTAGTTTTCTGATTCTATACCTTTTCATATCGTCTTGAGTTAATACTGATGCCTCATGGTTTCCGGCGCATAGCGCGACGCTGACGCCTTGGATCGGAGCGCTGAAGAAAGCATACGACTTGTTCGCCGTCGCCCCCCCCACAGCGGCCAGAAGCGGCCCTTATACATAATTCCTTCCATCTTCATCGTCATAGATTACGCAGACGCCCGCATCGTTGACCTCTGCCTTGAGTGCCCGTGATATCCCGTCCAGCGCTCCCCGGAAGAATGATTCCGTCGTTGAGAGATATACCCCCCCCCCTACGGGGATGAACTTACCCTTGAACCAGCACCCGGCTTCCGTCGTTGTTTTCTTTTTCATATACTTCCATTACCAGCACCCACATATTTTCATACCCCCCCCCGACTGACGCGTGGATGCAGTTAACATAGTCGTGGAGATTCCGCTTTACGACATTGCCCATCTCGTCCCTGTTCCTGGACAGGCCGTATACTTCAGTCGGTTTCATATATTTCTATTAACAGCAAGTCCTTTGTGACGAGTGTGGTGACCGTGCCGATCACCCCGCCCCTGTCAACCTTCTGGATTTTCCCTCCGGAGAATTTCGCGCCCATGTCTCCGTGGAGATGCCTTCTCCGCCTCTCCTCCTCGCTCCTCTCTCTTGTCATTATGTATGTCGTCTTCAACTTCGAGCACATAATTGTTAAACTCCCAGTGCGATGTCGTTATCGTCGGGGCGATATCCGTATCAAACGCCCCCCCCCTAAAGTAGCCGTGCGGATAACGGAAAATCATCGTCTTCATAAACAAGGATCATTGGTTCTCTCATACCCCCCCCCCCATCGTAGTCAGTGCCGGTGCGAGTCCTTCTTTGAACCAGACGTTACCCGCATAGCCGGTGCCCCTCGTCGGGCCGAAGATGTTCCCGTAGCGCACGGGTCTATTCGCTGTCGATTCCTTCATAGTAGTAAATCTCCGTTTGTCCCGCGGTCAGAGTCGGGCAGATTGCGCCCCCCCCCTTGTACCCTTCCACGCCTTGTGGATGATGTGAGGTAGCTCCCGTCGAAAACATCTCCCGGGCGGACTTCGACGAATCCGGTCTCCGTGGCCTGCGGTATCCGTAAAATGTCATTCATAGACCAGCAATACATTGTCCAACTCGTCCGTCGTTAGCGGCCTCGCCAGCTCCGCCGGCTCTCCGGAGGCTATGTTCCTCGCGGACACCTCGTGCCCCTTCCCCTTCATTGGGATCATCCATAGTTCCATCGCGTGAGTACGTTTCGGTGATCAGTGTCTGAAAATGTCCGGAACATTGTGACGGAGCAATGCCACACCTATGGTAGACGATATGCGCATAGCTTGTCGCCATCCCGTTCACCTTCAGATAGGATTTCGATGTCGTGCTCTGGCTCAACGTGCCAACCATCACCACTGTCGCTTCCATTGTCAATCTCCATTATGCAGGTCATCTGCGTGTCCCACCCTCCGTTCTCCATCCGTCCGAGGTAGTTCTCCCAGGAAAGCCGTCCCATCCGTCCGTAGATGGTCTTGCAGAGTCCCCGCCTGTCCGTATTTATCGGTGTCTTCATAAATCTCCATAACGGCCGTTCCGCTCGTCCCGAACGTGTCTCCGAGCAGGGTGGCGCAGCCGAACTTGTAGTAGCCGGAAAGGACGGTCTTCGCCGCCCCCCCCTGGGTGTTAAGCGGAATCGTCTTCATTTACCATTATGCATCCGAACCCGTATCCGTGCGTCCCGGCCATGATGCTCGGAGCGATTCCAGCAGCCGACATCACCCTTCCGCCTATCTGCGAGTTCCTGCTGTACGTCCCGAGTATCAGGACTCCATTCGAGCACCCCCGTGCAAGGGTAGTGTCCGCCCCCCCCCGTGAGTGTTGTCAGCGATGCGTTCTTGAAGTAGCTCGCCTTAATCCCGTAGCAAAGTCCGTCCGGCGTCGTGTTGATCGGTATCGTCTTCATCTATCTCCAAAAGGAAGTGGTTGTTGTCTCCGAAGGTCCGTGTCGTTATTGCGAATGAAATTCCGTCCGCGAGCACCTGGTTGTTGTACCCGTCAAGCAGCCATTGCCCCCCCCGAGATGCATCCAGACCGCCTTCGCGATCACCGCATCGAGCCTTCGGTTCCCCGTGCTATTCATTCTCCAGCATCTTCAGCTTGTCGTCCGGCAGTTGCTGTACGAACTTGTCCACCCTCTCCTGCGCGAGGTAGTATTTCTCCGCGACCTTCTCTTCCAGCATATCCTTCAGCCGTAGCCTGAGTTCCACGGGCTGGGGGAAGGAGAACCAGGCGTCTCCGAGGACGGAGACAACGAAGATTCGCTCGCGGTTCTGCGGTATTCCGTAGTCCTTCGCGTTGAGCACCTGGGCGAAGTTTGTGTAGCCGTATGACGTGAGTTCGTCGCACCACTTGATGAACAGGTCGCGGAACTTCCCGGAAACGAGGGCCTTCACGTTTTCCATAATGAGATATTTCGGTTTTTTCACAAGGATGGCATTCCTTGTATACCAAAGGATGCTCGACCTTGTCCCGCTCCCCTCTTCGCCGCCAGCCTGCTTGCCGGCATTTGAAAAATCCGTACACGGAGTCGAGTAAAATAGCAGGTCGAAGTCTCGCACCTTGCCCCAGTCTATCTTCGTCATATCGCCGAGGTTGCGGTCTGCAATCTCCGGGAAGACGGCATTGTGTGCGGCTATGGCGTACTTGTCGATTTCTGACCAGGCCACGCATTCGTATGGGATTCCAAGATTCCGGATGGCCATTAACTGGCTGTCGTAGCCGGAACACAGGGTGACAACTTTCAGCGGATTGTCTTCGGTGTATTTCCAGTCCATCATTTCTTCTTTCTAAAAATTTCAAAAACCCCCGTCTTGCCGAAGACTTTCTGGCAGATCGGGTTGTCGTCGCATATGTGCTTGAGCGAGCAGTATCGGCAGGGATAGAACCCGCAGTCGGTGCGGAGCACGTGACGGACTCCGTCGATGATGATCTCATTCCGTGGCATAGGCGAGATAGTAGAGTTTCGTTTTGCCGTAGCACCCGATGAGTTCCTTCATTATCCCGCGGAACGAGCCGAGGTGCGATTCGATGTAGGATTGCAGCGCCTCTGGGCAGCAGACCTGTACGCCTGCGTCTCTTACGAGGATGTTGATGCCGTCGTCAAGTGCGGACATCGTAACCTGCCGTGATGCCCCGGAAGCGCCGAGTGCATCGTAGAGTTTCCTCCATACTGAAAGGACTTCCGGCCTGAATCTCGGCTTGTCCTTCCCTTTCGGCTTCCACAGCTCAAAGGCGGACTGCCGCTCGGACGCGTCCATCTTCGCCCAGTGCCTGCCGCCGGTGTTGTTGTAGTTCCGGAACTTCCGGAACTCCTCCACCGGGTTGGAGATATTCTTGAAAAAGAATTCAGAAATAAAAAATTCTTCTTGTTGTTCTTCCCATCCCCCGCCTGAAAAGGAAGGGGGATTATAGGGGGAAGAAAAAGAACAATCTTCTTTCTTTCTTCTATTACCAATAGTAGAGTTAAGAGATAATGTATATGGGGTCTCCGGGTTGGACGCTCGCTGGTCGTTTTCTTGGACGCTCCTTGGTCGTTTCGCTTGGTAATAATCGAATTTACAAATAGTTATGAGTGTCCCTCGCTTGGTCGTTTCCTTGGTAGTTTCTCCGGTTTTCTCCAGATTTGCCATTGCCGTGCGGACTTCCCGGTCCGTGAGTCCGGTCAGTTCGCAGAGCCTCGCGCGGCTCGTCAGGATCTGCCCCCTCTTGACCTCCGTGTCCATGTACCAGCCGTCTTCCGTGTTGGCGGTGAGCAGGAGGTGGACGAAGAGGCTCACCATGTGGGGGTCGGTGTGCCACCCCCAGTGGAGGAACTTCTCATAGATCTTTATCCATCTCTCCTTCATTTGCCTAAAAGTTTGATAATACCCTCTCGAATTGTTCGGGCGTAACCGAATCGCCGAGGATTCCGTAGATGACGTCCTTCATCCGCTCGTATAGATCCGCGAACTCGTTCTCTTCCATCCGGTCGAAAGACCAGCTCTTCGGGGTCTCCACGAACTGGCAGAGCCTCGGGTTGAAGTAGACGTCGTAGAACCCCGCGGTGACGGTGAGGTACGCCCTGAATCCCTCCCTCGATCTCCAGGATGCCTGCTTCGCTTCGCCAAGAAGCGCCCACGCGGCATTGACGAGCGCGTGGGCTTTCTTGAGGAATCGGTAGTTCCGCATCAGCTTCACGTCGCACTCGTATGTCTCTCCGACGCGGAGGCGTTTCTTCTCGTCGTAGGATGCGTCGTCGATGGGGACGAGGCCGGATGCGGTGTTGATGCAGTTCAGTTTCATGGTTACTGCGGCAGGTCGTCATAGAGTCCCACGAACTGCTGGGCGTACTCCTGCCCGGCCTGCTGTGCGTACTGCGGCATCTGCGGTGCAGAGGGTGCTGGAGGGACGGGAGGCGTCGGAGGCGTTGGAGGGACGGGTGCCCCGTACCCCTGCGGAGCGGGAGCGAACCCGCCCTGGCGGAACTGCGGCGGGGCCGTCTGCGTCTGCTGGAACGCCTGTGGAGCGGCCTGCTGCTGGGGTCTCGCGCCGACGAGCTGGACGCTCTGCGCCTTGATCTTCACGGCGGTGCGCTCCTGCCCGTCCTGCCCGGTGTAGCGGTCTGTGCGGATCGTTCCCTGCACGTATACGCACTGACCCTTGACGAGGTACGGATAGACGCCCGCAGCGCCCCAGAGTTCGACATTGTGGAATTCGGTGACTTCGGCGGTCGTGCCGTCCGCCTTGCGATACCTTTCGCTCGTGGCGAGACCGAACTTCGCCACCTGGCTCTGACCAACCTGCCGCACTTCTGCGTCGCGGGTGAGGTTGCCGACGAGGATAACTAAATTGACTGACATGGTCTTTATTTTTGACTGAAGGTTAATGATGCTTTGACTGTCGTTGTCTTGCCGTACTTGTCTGCGAGCTGCGGGTAGTCCTTGCGGAGACGCGCTGCGTCAATGGAGGTGCGCTCGTATGCGGCCTTCACCTTGAATTCGCCGGAATCGGTGGAGAGTGTGTCGAGGTTGTTCTCCTCCATGTACGCCAGCACCCTCGCCTCGTAAGCCTTGATGATGGCCTCGGTCTGCTTGATGATGTCCTTCGCCTCTGCGATCCGCTGCATCCCGACCGTGTACTCCATGAGTTCGTCTGCGGTGAGCGTCTCGAGGGCGGAGCGCTCGGCCAGCGAATCGAAGAACGGCTCTCCGGTCTTCTCCGCGGACAGCAGGGCGGCGACCTCCTCGTCGGACACCGGCTCCACGGGGATGAGTCCGAGGATCTTGCGGGTCTTCTTGTCGATGTGCAGGCAATAGCAGTTGCGCACCCGGATGCCTGGGTTCTGCAACTCGAAGAGGGATTTATAGATCCCGAGCTGCCATTCGAGGGGGCGCTTGTGGTACTTCGCCGTGGTCTTGACGTCCGCGAGGTCTACGGTGTTCTCGTCCACGTAATAGACCTTGTCTATGGACGATGCGACGGTCTCGTTGTCGGACACCAGATACTCGCTGGCGAGATGGCGGAGTCCGAGGCGCTTGTAGTCGTCGATCAGTTCGGACACCAGCATCGTCTCTCCGTTGTCATATGCCTCGAGTTCGCGGTGGATGGCCGTGCCCTCCTCCGCGGCCTTGGCGAGCACCGCTTCTGGGATGCCCGCGTAGTTGGCGGAGAGGCCGTGCTTGCGCATCACGGAGGTTACGCCCGGAAGGATGGTCTCGTCATCGAGGAGGTAGTTGTGGCTGATGGGGTCGAAGAAGACCCTTGTATTCTTAACGAGTTCCATTTCCGACCTCCTTTGCCCTCTTGGTGAATGCCGTCACGAACTGCTTGTTCTTGCCGTAGTAATCGCCGTAAGTCTGCCACGCCTTGTTCAGCTGCTCGGTTGACGTGAGGGTGCTTACCCAGGCGATGACCTGCGCGAGGTTGTCCTCGTCGATCTCGCCGTTGGCATCCACGTCGTCATAGTCCGTAGCGATGTGGAAGAACTTCAGGAGGAAGTAGCGCTCGCCGTAGGTGATGGCGGAGCCGAGACCCTTGTCCCAGTTGTTCATACCGGAAGACGCCCATCCGCAGACGAGTTTCTCGCCGGTGTCGGCGTCGATCCACGTGAAGGTCATCTCGAGGTTGCAGAACATCTCGGATTTGACGACCCTGTTCGGCGCTTTGCCCGCCTCATAGTCCTGCCGCGTGAAGGCGGAAGAGGTGATTTCCGGGACGAGGAGCAGGCCGAGCCTGTCCATCTCCGGACGGATGATGTCGAGAACCTTCGAGCCGGAGACGTACTGATACTTGTCAGCGGCCTTATCCTTGGCGAGACCCTTGACCTTCGTCTGGATCTCGAGGAGTTTCTGATAGATGGATGCCATGGCTACAGGTAGTATTGCTTAACTTTCTTCTGTGTGGGTGTGGATACGAACCTCGACTGGACGAGGTATCCCATCTCCTTGATGTCTGCGATGCGTGCTCCGAGGCGGAGGCATCCGAACTTGTTGAGCGCCTCGAGGGGCGTGATGGTGTTGCCTTCCAGCATCCATTGGAGGATACGCTGCTTTTGCGAAAGGCTGGTTGCGTGGTTTTCGTTGATGTTCATCGTGCTTGAATTTTTTAAAATGGGGCGGCGGCTGGCTCCGCCCCGATGGAAACCTGTGTATTACCTATTATGACTATGGCCCAGCCGTGTTAGAGCATGTCAGATATCATTTCGTCGTGATGGAACTTGCGCATCTTGATGTCGTGCACCTCGATGCGCCCCGCCTCCGTCTCCGCCCAGTCCTCGTCGATGTCTTCCCACCTCGAGCACTCGGCCCTCTCGATGGCGTCACGGTCTTTCCGGGTGTACAGCGCCTCGCGCTCCCACCACTCCGGCTTTCCGTCCATGGTCATTTCAGTTCCTCCAGATATTCGACCCAGCCGCTCCCGGCGATGAGCAGCGGCAGGGCGCAGAAATAGCAGATGTTGAAGGCGTAACCAAGTGCGCCCGTGCAGACGAGGACGAATCCCGCGGCGATCAGGACGATGCAGAGGATTCGCGTGAATGTGTACTTGTTCATATTGCAAAAGGGTTTTGGATTTGCTTTACTTCCGAAAGGAGGACCCCCGCCTTCCCGCCGCGGACGACTTTGCGTAGCCGTCCGTCGCGGAGCCAGCGGGAGATCGTCTGCCTGGTCTTGCCAAGGAACTTGGCCGCCTCGGAGCAGGAAAGCACGCAGTCGGGTGTCTCCGCGGGGCGGGAGTCGTTGAGCCTGCGCAGCTCGTTTACAAGGCTGGACAGGAGGACCCTGTCCCTCTCTGATAGGCTGATCGTTTCCATTGTCATTTCCTCCTTACGGTGATGATTGCCTGCTTTGCGTCGAAGTCCACGGACACGGATACGGATCGGTCGCCCTCCTTGTTGTACTCGCTCGCGCGGGAGCGGATGATGTTGAGGTCGTTCGCCGACCCGACCGTGATGGCCTTCGGTATGTTCAGCGGCATCGCGGCGAAAGCGGCCTTCCACTTCCGCTCGGCGAAAAGGTCGATGTAATCTTGCTTCATTGTCGTATGTGTTTGTGTGAGACTCCCATCTGCGATTGGCAGCGGGTTTGGACGCTGGAGGGTGTTCCCCTCCCCTGCATTAGAGCCTCTAATCCTATTCGCTATTTGCAGTATCGCTTCCGGGGCTTCCGTCCCGCAGGTAATGGCTGATGTGATCTCGTACCTGCGACGACTTCGATTTACCCTCCGCGCTTTGCCCGCCTGTCGTGCTTTCAGACTGCGATGTCGGATGCCTTGACAACATTTGGAACTTGCCTTCGTCTTGTTGTCCCGCCTTGCTAAAGGGCGGTTTCGCTTCTCTGGGTCGGCTTCCCTCGCTACCCCTCGCTTTTATCCGAGGATCACGAACGCTCTCCGCGTACCCGGCGTAAGACTGTCGCCGAACTTTCTTCCCGATTTGCCCCGGTGACGGGCGTGGGACTATGATTTTCAAGCCGATGCTTGTAAAAACAAAAGGCATTGCCTATCTTTGTGGCGAACACGACACTTGCAATGTTGACGACGCCCCGTAGAGGTGGCGATGCCTTTTGTATTTCATAGAACCCGAATGCAAAGGTATGGAGAATTTTCGTTATAACAAAATATTTTAGCGATTTTTTTCAATAGTTTTTTAAAATCATCATTGCAAGTGCATTAAAGCACGATTTACAATGGAAGATTTTAAGACAAGATTGGTAACCTATGCCAGAGAAGTCCACAACAAGGGCTACAATAGGTTCGAAGAATACTGCGGATTATCCAGCGGTATTATCAGCAAGATTGGCCCGAAGGGGCTTGGCGCCGATGCGATAGCGAAGATTCTCAATAAATGTCCAGACCTTAATGCAAGGTGGCTGATTACCGGCGAGGGGGAGATGCTGGAGAAAAAAGAAGCGCCGGTGATGTACACCGACGCGAAGCAGGCAATCTACGACCTCACCCTGGAGAACGTGAGACTCCGCAAGAGAATCGCCGAGCTGGAGGGGAAGGGGGCGAAAGCCGTGTGATAGACCTGACTAAATTATTTTCCTTATGAATGCGATAAAAGAAATCATCCTGTACATTTGGTCGCTCCTGAAAATGGCGTTCATCTGCGCCTGCGTGTCCGCCGTGCTTTCCCTCATCTATCTCCCGTTCAATAAGGAGAAGGGTTTCTGGATTCCGTTCGTAGGCGGAGCGGTCGGATTGTTCGCGTTATGGTGGCTGCTCTCAACAATCAGGGCAATCAAGACACTGATAAGGTTCAAGAAAGACCCGAATTTCAAAAGGGCGTATTTTTCCACCGGAATAGAGTGGGAGGATTACAAGAGATTGAAAAATGACGGCTATGATTTGTAAATCCGAATTTTTCTTCCTACCTTTGTATCGTCATCCTTCGGGATGTGGATTGAAACGCGTCAATCTTTATGCTTGTCATAAGCAAAAGGACTTCCGCTCCGGCTTTCGTGCTTGCCGGGGCGGATTTTCTATTTGAAGAACGGGTTGGACTTCATCTTCTCGGCGTTCTCCTCCCTGGTGATGCGAAGGTAACGCTCGAGCGTCTGCTCGGACGTCCATCCGCCGATGAGCATGATCTCGCGCATCGACGCCCCCGCAAGCCGTAGGAGCGTCGCGCCCGTCCGCCTCGCCGTGTGGGAGGTGACCAGCTTGTACTTCTCCACCCTCTCGGTGACGTGCCCCGCCCCCCTGCTGTACCGCCTCTCGATGATGTCGTTGATGCCGGCCTTCTTGCACACCTCCTTGATGGTCGCATTAAACTTCTGCGAGGAGATCTTCGGGGCCGCCCCTCCGTTGCGGTCGAGCACCTCCCTCACCCTCGGCGCGACGGGGATGACCACCGGGGTGGAGGTCTTGACGTGGGAGAAGTGGATCATCCCGTCACGGATGATGTCGTCGCACACACGCGAGTAGTCCGAGAACCTCGCCACGGTGTACACCCCGATGATGAAAAGGTCGCGCGCCTTCCGCTCCATGGACGACTCCAAATCCAGCGACCAGATGCGGTCGACCTCCTCGGAGGTCAGGTAGATCATGTCGGGGTATTCCTTCGTAACGGCCCAGTCCTTGTATGCGAGGTTGGAGTGGTAGCCGAGTTTGCGGCCCTCCTCCATGATCGACTTCAGCTGCCCGACGGTCTTGCGCTGGTAGTTGACCGAGAACTTCGCGTCCTGCATCTTCTGGACGAGGAGGAAGTGCAGCGAGTCGTCCACCTGCCCCCAGTCGATGGACGGGCCGATGAACTTCGCGATGTTCGACCGGAAGAGTTTGCGCTGCCTTATGGACGACCCGCCCCGGAGAACCCATCCGTCCAGGTACTCCGAGAACGTGGGAATCCCCTTCCGCTTCTTCTCCGCCTCCGCGTCAACCGCAGCCGCGTCCTTCGCGGTGAGCGCGAGGGTCTTCACGTTCGCGAGGGCCGACTCGACCTCCTCCGGTGAGGAAAGGTCGGAGAGTTTCTCGGCGAGGTACAGCCGCACCTTCCGGAGGCGCTGGTTGACCGCCTCGTTTTTCGTCTTGCCCTTCACGAACTGGTGGGGAAGCACGGAGATTCCCAAAGATTTCTTATATTTGCGGTTGCGGTGAGAGACCACGACGATCAGCGGCGTGGCTTTCTGCCGCGACGGAGCAGTGCCCGCCTGCGGCTCCTTGAGGTAGAGGTCGAACGTCATTGCAAGTGTTTTTGCAAATATAAGAAAAGGGAACGAAAAAGGGAACGAATTTGCGAAATAAATGTGAAACGGATTTTACGGAAGGAACATAAATGTAACGCAAATCGGTTGTAAATCAGCGGCTTGCACCGTAAACGGCTGATTGCCAATACCAATCCGGAACGGGAAACCGATTCCCCTGTGCTCCACAGAATCCCTCTCTGATGCACGTCAGAGGGGGATTTTCCTTTAAAAAGGGGAACGATTCGTGGAATTTGCACCCTGCCGGAGCGCAGTTTGCAAAGATAGACCTCGCCCGCCGCTGATGCTGGTATATTTGCGGTATGTTATACTACACCGTCAAATACAGCGACCTGACGGACGGCATCCGCGAGGAGGTATCACGGGTGGCGGACGCGGCGTACTCCAACGAGGGCGAGCCGCTCTACGACCAGGTGGTCATCACCGCCCGGGACTACGACGCCGTCCGGAGGCTCATCGGGGACTCCCTGTCGGTCATCGTCACGAGGATGTCCGACGTGTGCCTCTACTCCCCCGTCACCGATGGGAACACCGTCACGATGCGGCTGGCGTTCTACCTGCCGGACTATCCCTACAACACCCTCGAGCAGGAGGCCGAGGACGAACTGTCCCGGTTCATCATCCTCTTCTCCGCCGCCCAGTACCTGTCGCAGAAGCATCCGGAATCCGTCCAGGGTTACACCGAACGGGCGCAGGCGTCCCTCGTGAAGGCCGTCTCGCTGCTGAAGACAAGACAAGCACCACTTGAATCATGGACGTAACACTCTACACGAAGACCCTTATCGACGACATCCGCAACAAGTCGCACTACGAGGTGTCCGCCATCGCAGACCCGGAGGCCCGCTACAGGGCGGAGGCCGGGACGGAGAAGATCGCGGAGATCAGGCGGTGTCTCCAGGAGGCCGTCGGACGGCTCACCCACCGCGTGGCCAGATACCTCAACGAGACCTACACCTTCGACATGACCGACGCACTCGACGTGCCGGAGGCCGAGGACGGAGGATACACCTTCTCCTTCGACATGGCCGAGAGGAGGATGGACGGGAAGAGGGAGCCGCTGCGGAACGCGATGCACTCCTTCGTGGTGCACTACGCCCTGTCGTACTTCTACTCGACGGTGTCGCAGAGCGAACTGTCCAACAAGCACGGGGTGGCCGCCCTCGAGCAGGCGCAGCTCCTCGACGAGATAATCTATACAAAGCAGGCACCGAGATGATACAGCCAGTGATACTCTATGACGACGCCTTCTCCGCGGAGACGAAGCAGTGGGTGATAACCATCCATAAGTCCCTCGTGCACGAGGATGTCGACCGCCTTACCTACAAGCACGTGGAGGCGTCCGCCGCGCAGGACCCCCGCCAGCGCAACGCCATCTCCTCCGACGTGTCCGAGCACCTGGACGGGTCGGTCGTGGAACGGTACGTGGAGTTCCGCCACGCCCAGCTCTGCAAACTCCTCCAGGCCGCGCTCGTCGCGGAGGAGTCCACCGGAACGGATGACGAGCCGGCAGGCGCGAACGACAAGGCCCCATCGCAGGAGCCGTCGCTCATCTACTGGCTCGCCGTGCCAAAGGAGACCCCCGACGCCCTGCGGCGTCCGCTCGCGGAATACATCCACCGCTTCCTCGTCTGGGGTGTGCTCTACGACTGGTACTCGCAGTTCGGGATGCAGCAGGCCGCAGTCTACGGAAGCGAGCTGTCCCGCCTCGAGGACGAGATCGACTCCATCGTCAGGGGACCGAGCATCGTCAAGAGGCCGATGCAGCCCTACGGACCCGCGCAGAAAATCTATTAGACCATGGCAAGGCAGAAGGGAGACGGAAGAGGAAGGCTCGGAGGAAGGGCCAAGGGTACGCCGAACAAGGTGACCGTGGAACGGCGGGCACTCATCGCGTCGTTCGTGGAGGACAACTGGGAGGACTTCGTGGAAAGCTACAAGACCATCACCGACCCGGAAAAGAAATGCGCGCTCTTCCTCTCGATGGTGCAATACTACGCACCGAAACTCGCGGCCATCGAATACAAGGACACCGCTAAGGCGAAGAGCCTCAAGGACGAACTGGACGAACTGTCCGGACAGATTACCAAATGATCCAAGTCCATATTGAAACTCCCCCTGTCTCCGGTATTTCCGGCCGCAGGGGGAGTCTTTCGTTGCTGGGGTCGTGCAAAGATAATCAAAGTCCGGAAAATACAATTGTCAAAAGGTAGGATTTTTCAAGACGAGGGCAAAAATTTTCCGAGGAGGATAATTTTCGGAATTGTCAAAAGGAGGGAATTTCCGGCCACTACCCGTAGTTTTCTGTAGTTTGCAAAGATAGACCTATCCCGCCGTGGATTGTTCGCAACTTGCGAAGTAGTATAAAATGACTTTGTTATGGTATTATCCGGAATAATGGCGGGAGCGGGGGCGGTCGGTGCCCTCGCCAGTGCAATAGGCGCAGCAGCCCGCTCAAGGCACTACAACGAAAGGGCGAACAATGAGCTGGCATCCCTCCGCAGGGATAACCGCGCCTGGTACGACCGAAGGAATGCGCAGGACTACACGATGCGCTCCGACGTCCAGGCGACCCTCAAGAAGCAGCGCGAGCTGCTGGACGAGCAGTACCGCCGTGCAAGGGCGACCAACGCGGTGGCCGGAGGCACGGACGAGTCCCTCGCACTCCAGCAGCAGGCGGCGAACCGCTCGCTCTCCAACACGATGACCGACGTGGCCGCGAACGCTTCGGCACACAAGGACAATGTCGAGGCGGCATACCGCCAGCAGAACCTCGCCCTCGCACAGCAGCAGATTAAGAACGACCAGCAGCAGGCCGCCGCCGTGGCGCAGGCCGGTGCGCAGGGAGTCAACGCGGGATTAAACCTCGTCGGTAACGGCGTCAGCAGCATCTACCAGCAGAAGGTGTCAAGGCTCCTCCCGAAGTACGAAACCGATCCGGATGAACTTTACAAGCACCTATTGGAGGAGAGTTAGGCCATGACAGACGAAGAGAAAAAAGCCAGAGCGGCGCAACTCGGCATCTCCGTCGAGGACCTCGACAAGGAGATCGCGAACGGGACGCTGACCTTCGCCGACGAACCCCAGCCGGAAATACAAGCCCCTGCCGCGCAGGAGCCGGAGACGCCGGAGCAGAAAGCCGCGGGGACGATAGACCCCAACGCGATTGTTTCCGGTGCTACCGAGGGCGTGACCAACGCCACCAACAAGAAGATCGTCCAGACGCATGCGGACACCGCGAAGCAGGTATACGACGCAAAGAAGGGACTCGCAGAAAGGCAGAAGAAAAGGGATGATGATTACGCCCGGGAATCCACCCGGAGATTTGATAACTTCCAGGGAAGTTTCGATACGGAGACCGGCATTGTTGACGCGAAGAACAAAGAGCTGAAGACCGCCATTGACACCGCCAACAAGGCGCTGGAAGACAATAACCGCGAAATCCTCCGCGGGTACATCCGCGACGCGGAACTCGCCCGTCAGGAGAACGAGATTCTCTCCCGCGGCGAGACGAGGGCGGCTCTCTGGACGGGCGCGACCGAGCTGGGCGCGGCCATCGCGAACCTCATAGGGGTATCCACGGGTGCGGCTCACCAGCAGTACAACTCCGTCTCTGACGACTGGATGAGGCGGGCCGATCAGAACCGCAGGCTGCGGACGCAGCGGATCGACTCGCTCAAGGCACGGCGCGACGCCATCGCGTCGGAGATGGCGAAACTCCGCTCCGCCAACGCGAAGGAGAGTGCCCAGCTCCAGCACAAGGTCGACACCTACAAGGCCGGAAGGGACACCGAACTCGCGGGAAAGAGACTCGAGCACGGAGAAAAGATGGCCGCATTCAAACACAATGCAGAGTCCAACTACGACAGGTCGATCACGGAAGCGGATATCGGCCTCGTGCAAGGAGTCGGGACGGCGAAGGCGTCCGGTATGGCCCCGAGATACTACGGAGGAGGACGTACAAGTACGACATCAACTACGACATCAGCGCGTCCTGCCGGCATCCCCAGCAATGCATATCCCATTTCGCTCGGCGGCAGGTCGTACTGGGTTGACGACCGATCCGTCATCCGCAACGTGCAGGCGCACCGCCGGCAGTTCGACACGGCAACGCAGGCGGAAGTCAACTCGATCCTCAATAACGCCAGTATGAAGGAGCAGGAGAAGGCACTCGCCCTCCTGCAATACCTTGAAAGCAGCCCGGAAGTGCTCGATGCCGTCATTAATTCATCCTACGGCGAGTACAACCAACAGGCGATGCAGCAGCAGGGTACGCCCCAGAATAACGACTTCAACGCTTGGCTTAATCAATAATCAACAGGAGCAGTAATTATGCCCGAACCGAAATACAACTACCTCATCCGCACCCAAGAGGGGCAGACCTTCAGCATACCCGAAGAAGAGTACGAGCGCAACAAGGAAAAGATCTTCGCGAAGAACCCCGCCGGAGTATGGCGGGAGCAGGCGTGGGACGCGAACCAGCAGACCAATGAGTGGGACAACTACGCCGTCACGACCAGCGACGGCCATCAGTTCGCCATCGATGCTGCGAAGTTCGGCTCAACACGCGACAAACTCTTTGAGAAAGACCCGAATGCGAAAGTGACCCGCTACTCCCCCATCAAGTGGGTAGACGGGAAGGAATACGATGCACAGTCCGCCGCAGATGCCGAGGCGAAGAAGAATGCGTTCTTTGGTGACAACGGGGCGAAGCTGGCCGAGTATGAGCAGCTGCGGCAGGAAGCGCGACAATACGACGCCGCGATGGACGGCGGCGTGTCGCTTCTTAACACCGCGCGTAAGCAGGTTACCGGCGACTATTCCGCATATGAATCGCTCCGCAAGGAGAGGGACGCCGTCCTTGCGGAATACTTCAACAATCCGTTCATCCGCGAGCGAGAGGAGCGCAAGCGGGACTATCAGGAGCAGATGCGGAAGCAGGCCGACGACATGGTATCGCAGACCAGCGGGGTAGAACGCAGGCACTGGAGAAGGGCGAGGGAGATGCATAAGGATGCGTACAACCTGCTCAACGCCCCGAACGCATACGTGAAGGAGGTTGACGGAAACAACGGATTCGTTAAGTTCTTCAAGTCCTACGGCAAGGGTATGGGAGACACATTCTCCGACAGGGACTTCTGGTCGATGGGACTCACCGAGACGAGCCGCAACTTCGACCTGCGGAAGATTCAGAGGAAACTCGAGAAGGCCGCGGACGATAAGGGTTCCGAACTCACCGAGGCCGACATCGACTCCATCCTCTCGCAGGCGGAGAAGGCCGAGTTGGATGCATGGGCGGAACTATCCCTTGTGCAGGCCGACAGGGCGTCGACATTGAGCGGAGCTTACAGGGCCGGGCAGGGATCGGCGGAGTCGCTCTATTTCATGGCGCAGTTCCTACTCACGCAGGGCGCTGGCAATGCCATCGGAAAGGGACTCGCCAAGTCCACCAACGCCCTTGCATCGTACATCGGCCGCTCGCTCATGACCGAGCAGGCTCTCCAGCGGGCGATGAACCCCGTGACGAAGGGCATGTCAGCCGTCCGTGCTGCGGAGGCGATGAACACCGCCGCCGACATCACAAAGAACGTAGTGGCGGCGGAGAAGGCCGTTCAGAAGGCTGGGAAGGTCGGCGGTGCGCTGCTCAAGTTCGGAGACCAGGCCATTGCAAGACCCGTCATCCAGGGTACGTTCCACACCTTTTTCCCTACCCAGTTGCCGGGTCTCTTGCAGAACATATCGCAGAAGGCTCTCGAGACGGGCGGAAGCGACGGAATCGTTCCGGGACACCCGGAAGAAGGCAGGCTCATCGGCATCGGCAAGGCAATCGGCAATGGCGTCCTTGACTACTTCATCGAGAACTGGTCGGAGTCCATGGGAGGCGCGTTCGACCTCGGACTCGCAAGAGGCATAGAGAACTGGGGCGGCAGCTTCGGAAAAATAGCGAGATGGATTCACGAGGCACCCACCACCGAGGTGCTGGTCAGCGGAGGCTTCAACGGCCTCATCGGCGAGATGTCAGAGGAGTGGATGGGCAACGCCGCGAGGATGGCGTTCGGCCTGATGAGCAAGGAGGAGTTCGGGGAATTCGGCGGAGACATCTTCAGTAAAGATAAAAATAAACGCGACAAAGCCGTTGAGTCACAGTTGGAAATGGCAGCATCGTTCGGCCCGATGTCGCTCATCGGTCTCGGCGGCTCCATCCGTGGTGCACGGTCGAAGTCCAAGGAATACGCGAAGCAGCGCACAAAGGTGGAGGATATCCTTCGCTCTCACGGAGTTACCGATGATGAATTGAAGGACATCTTCAATAAGAATTTCGACTCTACGAAAGAGGTCGCGCAGAAACTCTCCGGCTATGTGGAGAGCATCGTGTCGGCTGACATCTCCGACGAGCAGAAGGCATCCGAATACAAGGAGGTGCTCAAACTCGCCGACCTCATCGGGCAGAGCAGGACACTCGCCGGGCTGGAGGAGCAGCAGACGAAGTACGACCGGACGCAGATGCGCCAGTCCATCTCCGCTTCGGCGGGACGTTTCTGGCAGAGCCATAAGTCCGAGGCGAAGGACAAGAACGGAGAACCCATCCCCATCGAGCAGGTGAGGGTCGTCACCCTCGCCGACGGGCGCAGGATGTACGCCATCGACAATATGGAAGACGGCGGCGTGATGGCGATCGACGAGGCCACGGGCGAGATTGAGTTCATCTCGAAGGACAGGCTGGATTCGGACGAGGTCACATCCGACCGCGAGATGATGCTCGACGACTACCTCGACGAGCGGGTGAAGGAAACGAAGGACTCCGAGGAGGCGCAGAGGATGGAGACCGAAAGACGTCAGCAGCTCCAGCACGTGAAGGAGGAGGCAAGAAGCCGCGGCTCTATTAACCTCGGCACGGAGGAATCCCCCCTCAATGCGAGGATCGTGGCGGAGACCGCCGAGGGAGTCATCCTTGAGTACACCGACGCGAACGGGCAGGCCGTGCAGCAGAGTACGACCTGGACGGATGTCGCGAATAGGATAGGTATGCCCATCAACGTCAAGACCGACGAGCAGCTCGACGAGGAGCTGGCGGGGCGGATGGATTCCGCAGACGCGAGGGCGCGGCAGTACAAGGGGATCATCCCCGGTACGAGGCTGACCGCATCGCTTGAGACCGGCGATGAGGGGCAGACGGAGGAGGTCGGGTTCAGTTTCGAATCCGCCTACAACGACGGAGGCGTCGTGATGCTCCGAGGAACGGACGAGAACGGCAACCCCATCGAGTTCTCCGAAGAACAGGTGACGAACCTCGACGAGGCGCTCAACGGGTCGAGGGTAGACCTGTCAGACACGCAGGAGGTCGGCAAGGCCGTCCGCTGGGCGGACAAGGACGGAGTCGAGCACAGCGGCACGATCTACCGCGAGGATGACGGCAACGGAGTCACCCTCGTGAAGTACGGAGACGGCGTTATCACGGATGTGCGGACGGCTGACATCATAGACGATACCCAGGCCCCCGTGCAGGAGGAGCATGGCGCGCAGGACAACACGCCGAGGGATTTCCGCGGAAATCCCCTTCCGCTGAAGGATGACGGGAGCGTAGACCAGAAGTCACTTTGGAACAGCGACCCGGAGGCGTGGGTGAGGTGGAACGATGCCAAGCGCGAGGACGGCGGGGCGAACTCGTCTGCCTACGTGCAGGGCGCAATCAGCCGTCTTACCGAACAGAGGCAGCAGAAGCAGGAGCAGTACGATGCCGAGTCCGACTTCGACAGGCGCGATGCCATCGAGGCCGAACTCCGCGAAATGGACAACCGCCTCGGCGCTCTCAACGCCATCCAGCAGGAGTATGCACGGAAGGCGGAACAGGAGCAGGAACAAGCGCCCGCGCAGCAGGAGGAGACCGCTCCGGAGGCTACCGGGGAGGCGGCACCGGCGCAGGAGACACCTACTGCACCTGAGGGTGTCCCCACCCACGAGCAGGCCGGGTTCGAATCGCTGGAGGCACTCGAGCAGTCCATCGAGGAGGAGGCGGCATCGTCGCAGACCCCTCTCTCGCTGGAGGAGGAGACCGCGCGGATAGAGGCGATGGCAGGAGAACTTTATAACGGACAAGATAATGGACAACAAACTGAACTCGATGTACACCCCGACGCAGAAGGAGTTTCACAAGTACCTGGAGTTGGTGGGCAAGCTGCCCAGGCAGGAGTGGCTGAATCTGCACGAGAGGGCGAAGCAGTACGTGATAGCGACCGAATCGATGACGCAGGACGAGATGCGTCAGGCCTTCGAGACGAAGGGAATGAGGTATCTGGAAACGCTGTACCTTTGGATACTGTACAAGGGAACGATGCACTCGCTGCTGAACGGCAACCCGCCGACGCAGGAGGATCTGCTGGTGCAGAAGGCGCACCAGTGGTGGACGAAGCAGCCGGAGTACAGGGAGCAGAGCAGAATGCTCCAGCAGAGGCTGGCGCAGAGGGCGGCGTCGAGGTATCAGACGAGGTAGGAACGCGATATTCCAAGCAGGAGCAGAGAGACCGCCAGGACGAGGCTATCGGCGTCGTCACGGGCAGGACGAAGGAGCAGGTGAAGACCGAGCGCCAGAAGCGCCGTATCCGCAAGCGTGCGGACAAGTGGAAGAAACTCCTCGGCGACACCTTCCAGATCCTCGAGAGCGAGGAGGACATTGACCGCTCCGACATGAGCGACGCGAGGAAGGCCGAGATGAAACAGGCCGTCACGGGCGACGCGAAGGCCGCCGGATGGTATTTCACGGGCACCGGCAAGGCGTACCTCTACCTTCCGAACATCAAGAGTGAGGGTGAGGTGGACATGAAGGTCATCCACGAGGTGCTCTCGCACAAGGGACTCCGCGGCCTTCTCGGCGACAAGGCGTTCGACGCCGTATGTGATTCTGTATGGGAGCAGATGAGCGAGCAGAACAGGGCGTGGGCGCTCGGATACGTCAACGGCAAGGCCTCGTCGGTGAGCGACCGCCGTGCGGCGGCTGATGAGTACATCGCCCACGTAGTTGAGGAGCGCGAGGAGCTGAAGCAGAACGAGGGCACGTGGAAGAAGATCGTAGCCCGCGTGAAGGAGATCCTCAACGACATGCTCGGCGAAGACCGCTTCTCCGTCTCCGACAGGAAGGAGGACGATATCGACATGCTCATCCAGTCCGCGATGGTGATGTACATCAAGCAGAAGAACGGCGAGAAGAAGGCGAAGAAAGATGCCGTGGCTGCCGTTGAGGGTGGAATGGAGACGAAGTCCGGGGACTCCCCCGTCCGATTCTCGTACACCGCCCAGGCTACGGGCGCCGGATTCACGGCGGAGCGGAGGGATTCCGAGGGGAACGTGTGCCTTGTCGGTGCGGACGGGAAAGTCTACAACGGCCACAATCACGTCACGGCTGACGACATCAGGAGGAATCCGAACTGCGCCATCAACTACATGCTCGCGGACGCGAAGGCGGTCAACGGCCTGTCCGACGAGATGGCGGACATCGTCCTCCAGAAATACGCCGACATGCTCAATCTCGCCCTCGACAAGGGTCTCGCGGAGAACGGAGGTTTTGACAAACTATCCGACGAGTGGCAATGGGTCGCGGAGTCCGTCTTCCGCACGGTGTCCGCGAACTCCGACGAGCAGTACTCCTACTCGCTGGACATCACCCGCGTGTGCAAGAAGAACGAGGCCGTCATCAAGGCGATATCCGAAGTGCAGAGGAGGGTAGGCTACGGCGTTACTCCCGGGCAGGTGATGGACATCTACCTGTCCTCCATCGGAGAGGGATACCAGGTGCCGTGCCCTGTCTGCTACGTCTTCTCCCGTTACATCAACAACGGGCAGTACGCGACTATCTCCATCAACGGCCAGAGGAAGTACGGGAGCCGACTCGTCGACCCGAGGACGCTCTCGGAGAAGGAACGTGCGAAAGCCGTCAGATGGTGGGCGAAGGAACTCAACAGGCAGGACGCCCTGAACGAGAAGAACGACAAGGCGATCAAGGAGGCGAAGGCCGACATCGCCAGCATCCTCGAACTCATGGACGCCATCGGCGACCGCATCCTCCGCGGGAAACTGAAGGGCGAGGAGAGGCGGAAGGCCCTCAACGAAATCAAGAAACTCGACCGCCGTTACCGCCGTGCGCTGAACGTGGTGTCGCAGGCATCACTCGGCCAGTGGATAAAGAACTTCGCCATACAGGAGAAGAAGGGCGGCGTGGCCGTGAAGGACAACGACGGCAAGGTGCACGAATACGTTCTCTACGAGGATTCCTTCCAGGGATTCCCGCCGGAGTGCGCTCTCGACCTCCGTCTCACGGCGGAGACAATAGACAAGTACCCCGCCGTGCAGAGACTCCGCAAGGCTGGCGGCTCGTCCGTCGGCAAGGAGATTCACTTCGAGTCGGACAATGCCCTCGGAGACGTGCCGATGCTCCTCGGTTCCTCGAAGAGCGGCCTGCTCGAAGCGCCGAACTACTACCAGATGGCTGCAATGGCGGAAAGCGAGAAGGAGCGTAAGGAACTGCTGAAGAAGGCGAGGAAGAGATTCGCGGACGCATCGAAATACGCACGGCAGCAGAGCCTCCGTGGCGGTCAGCGTATGTGGTCATGGTCTGATAATATCGAACGCCTGTCGTCGGACGTTTTCGTGAACCTTATGCAGCTCCAACTCATCGGCGGGTCGCTCCAGTCTTACACCAAGCAGCTCGAGGGTGCCGAACTCGTCGCAAGGATGGGCGGCTACGTCAACGGGTCGCTCATGGGTAAGGGAGACGGCTGGCAGGAACTCTCCGACGCGGACATCCGTCTGGAGAACGGAAGGGAGGTTCTCTCGCACGACATCACGGACGTCGTGGACGAAATGGAGGATGACGGGACGCCGGTGCAGAGGACGAGGATTCTCGCGGCGGAGGGGTCTCCCGTGTACACGAACCGCGACGGAAAGAAATACACCCTCCTCTTCGACGACGTGATCGGCATCGCGGCCTACGGGAAGATGGAGAATGGCGTGCAGAAGAAAGGCCTGTTCGACCTCAACGGCGAACTCGACAAGGCCGGGAACATCCTCGTCGGGATGAACGACATCCACGTCCGTGCGGCCATGGCCGACCCGAGGGTGTTCTTCATCATCCCCTGGCACAGGAGCGGTCTTTCTAACCACATCCTTGCGCAGATGCTCTCCGCCCACGGGGTGGACACGAGAGACTTCAAGCCGCAGGACTACACGAACGTGCAGGAGGAGCACAACTTCTACGGGACGGAAAAGGACGGGAGTCCGAAGAAAGTCCCGCAGGCGCTCGTGGACTTCTGGGAGAGTCACAAGAACGAGTCAGATTATGCATGCGGACTCGGGACTATCCCGTCCGGCAGGGATGGCGTCCTCTCCGATGAGCAGAAGGAATACAAGAGACTCCGCGACGCCATCCTTCTCGGGGAGGAACTCGCGGAGGAGGAGCAGCGGATCATCGACAACGACGTGTTCCTCTCGCAGGTTCAGCGGAAGGTGCGGGAGAACGATTTGAATGAGATGACCAACGGCGACACGAAGTTCGTCTATCCGTACGAGTATTGGAACGAGGACTCCACTATAGATACAGCCGACGAGAATGGGATGAGGTATCTCGAGTACTGCCGTCGTCTCGGCATCCAGCCGAAATTCATCGGCACGCTCGCGGAGACTGGAGAGGACTACGGCAATTTCGCCGACGACCCCGGCTACTGGAAACTTCTCATCGACCGCCGTATGTACGACACGAACGGGAACTATCAGGACATTACGGCTCCCGTTTCCGTGGAGGGGTTCTCCGCAGACCTTATCGACCCGGAGAAGACTGGCTCGAAATACGCCGTCACCCGCGTGGCCAAGGACGAGGGCATCGATAAAATCGCCGATGAGACCATCCGCATGGAAAGTGCTCGCGCCGGGAGCGTGGCGTCCGTCAACTACGACCAGACCCTCGAGCAGGCCGTGAAAGCCTATGAGGATGCGAAGGACTACGGGGCCGGAAAGACGTCTCCCGCAAAACGGCTGGAGCAGATAATGAGCGAAGGCGAGACCCGTTTCTCCTTCGCCGGAGTGACCGGCGCACTCACTCTCGACAAGGCCAACCTTGAGTCCGTCCGAATGGACAACCTCGAGACGGCGAAGGCGATGGAAGAGACCGGCTCCACCCCGAAGGAAATCAAGATGGCCACGGGATGGGAGAAGGGGAAGGATGATAAGTGGCGGTATGAGGTCGGCGACGCCATCGTAAACAGCGACGTGTTCGGAGAAATGGCGTACATACAAAAGACTGGCGAGACGGCTACCCTTGCTGACATCATTGACACGGACTCCGAGGTAATGCGTGCATACCCGCAGCTCGCGGACGTGAAGGTCACCGCGAAGACCGTCAAGGGAGAATATGGGAGTGCTAACAGGAACGCCAATACGATCAATCTTTCCAGGGGCGAAATCGAGAAATCCAGCGACCCTGTGAAGACCGTCAGGCAGACTATCAACCACGAAATCCAGCACTTCATCCAGGGCTATGAGGGGTTTGCCGTAGGGGCGAATTCCGGCCTAAACGTGAATAATAGCGAGTCTCTCGCGAAAGCGAAGGAAGAGACCCCGCTGGTTTACGGTTTCATCCGCTATTTCGGCGGGACATCCGCAGCGAGACTGATAAACTCCGGCGCTCAAAACGCGAGGACTTCACTCTCCAATTATGTCGCTGCGAACAATATCGTCGGCGAGGACCTCGAAATGGCGCGTGCACTCGCGAGGGAGCTGGCGCATATGGAGCCGGATGAATACGGCAAGCTGGTCAGAGACTCGAAGGCTCTGCTGAAAAAGGCGAAGAAGGAGGCGAACGATAACTACCGTAAGTCCGCTGGCGAGGTCGAGGCGAGGAACGCCGCTGTCCGTATGCCGCTTAACGCCGAGCAGAGGCGGATTCTCACCGCCGAGGAGACCGAGGACGTGGCACGCGAGGAGCAGATGGTGAGGTTCAGCAAGGTGACCGATAGAGACCTAATCGCAAAACTTGATTCAGGGCCGAAGATCCGCGTCTATCGCTCCGCGCAGTTCATACCAGACCCGAATGGAAACGTGGATTTCGACCTCGGGGATGGAAATGGATTGCAGAAAGGATTCCTATACGCACCGATGTCCGCGAAGGTGGACGGCAGGTGGAGAGACCCTATCTCAATCGGAGAGTGGGAGCAGGCTGATGAGAACCCGGAACTCGCCAACGATAATGGCGAATTCGTTCTCGATAAAGGCAACGGGGACAAACTCACAGTCGCCTATGCGCCGTATCTCCATACGAGGAGGTCTCCGCTCAACGAACAGTTCAGCGGCGCTTACGAGCGCGGGAATCTCGTCATCCTTGAGAGCGAAATCCCGGAGAGCGAACTGACGAGCGGATACACCGCTGAGAAATCCAAGAAATCTACGGGAGAGCACGACTGGCCTTCAGGCAAGGTGTCGAATGCCCTCGCAAAGGAAGGGATGGACACCCGTAAGGTGATCCTGTCAAGGTGGGCGAAACCGATTCGCGTCGTACCGAACAGCGAGGTGGCGGATATGATATCTGGGCTTATCGGCGACAGGAAGTTATCATTCCCGTACAACGTCGTGACTCCCGGACTCCGCAGGGAACTTCAAAGCCGCGGCGTCAAGTTCAGCGGATGGCAGGGGAACAAACCGAAGAATGTCAACGAGATTATTGCCGGAATCAAGGAAGAATCCGGCGAGGATGTTCGCTTCTCCATCACTCCGGAGCAAGACCGCGAGTATATGGATGCCGTCGAGGCCGGAGATATGGAGACGGTGCAGCGTCTTGTCGACCAAGCTGCAAGATTTGCCTTCCCGAATTCCACCGTAAGGGATGGCGATGGCAATCTTCTTCCTGTCTATCACGACACCAATTCCAAGCGGTATGTCAATCGGGAAACCGGACAAGACTGGGAATCGCTTGACTGGGAAGAGCGTGATGCCTGGGAGCAGCGGGATGATTGGGACCAGCATTGGGAAGAAAGGGATTTCTATACGTTTGACCGCAGGAATGCCAGGACGAGTATTGAGATGCCGGCATTCTTCTTTGCAACGGAAGAAGACCCGTACCATGAGTATGGCGAGCGCACGATCAAGGCATATATCAACCTCACTAACCCCGTCATTGATCCGGTCATCGAGAACGCAGGCGTGACGAACACGGCCGGAGCAGATGCTATGCAGAAGTATATTGACGAGGGATATGATGGATTTGTCCGCATAGATGAAGATGGCAAACCGTATGAGTACGGAGTGTTTGATGCCAATAACATCAAATCCGCAGAGCCTGTAACCTACGACGACAACGGCGATGTCATTCCTCTCTCCGAACGGTTCAATCCGGAGCAGGATGACATCCGCTTCTCCAAAGCCAACAACAACCAGCGGGTCTTCATCTCCAACGCGGAGGCGGCTCTCGATGGCATCCAGCAGCAGAAGGCAACCCCGGAGCAGTGGCTGAAGATGCTTGAGGGTAAGGGCGGTCTGAAGGCCGGAGAGGACAAGTGGCTCGGGCTTTCCGACTGGATTCGTGAGCTGGACAAGAAGACTCTCACCAAGCAGGAGATTGCCGACTACATCGCAGAAAACCGAATTCAGATTGAGGAGGTGAAGTATGCGGAAGACATCGACATGGAAGCCGAAGCAGAGAGAAACATTCAGGAGACGATCGGCAAAGGGAAGTCTCTCGAGGATTTGCAGGCGGAGATTGACGAGATCCGAGACTCTGCCACCCGCAATGATCTTATCGGTGAAGAAGAAATGGATCAATTCCTGACCGAGTCTATGGCCGAAACTTATGGAGATGACTTCAAAGTAGGCTACATAATTGAAGACGGTGAAATCAGTTATGATGTTGACCCGTATTCGATAGAAGAAGATGAGTTCAATAGGAACACATCTGGGACGAGGAAGATTAGCTTTATCCGCCTCGGCTACACCACCGAAGGTCTCGACAACAAGCGTGAAATCGCTCTGACCGTCCCGACCATCGAGTCGTGGAACGAAGACGACCAAATCCACTTCGGCGATGCCGGAGAAGGCCGTGCCGTTGCGTGGATTCGGTTCGGGGATGCAACCGTTTCCAGGGCGAAGGATGACGCGAAGAAGGCGTATGAAGAGGCTGATAAGGCATTCCGGGACTACCAGCATGAGTTGAAAAATAAGTATGCGCTGAAGGCCACCGGAACGAAATCCGTCAGGGACCTCGCAACCGACGAAGAGAATGCCCGCCTGAAGGAACTATATTTAGAATCGAATCAAAAATTCAACGACTGGAAGTATGGTCGCCATGCTCGCGAGCGCGTCCTCGTCATCGACGAGATCCAATCCAAGAGACACCAGGACGCGAGGGAGAAAGGGTACAAGTTGTCAGACGAGCGCAGGAAGGAACTCTTCGATGCTGCTGGAGAAGCAGCTCGAAGATACGGGGAGAATCCAACCGAAGAAAACCTAACGGCGATGAACGATGCAGTTCGGGCCAGTAATAGGGCTTCAAATGGTATCCCCGCCGCCCCCTTCGAGAAGAACTGGCACGAGTTGGCAATGAAGCGGATGCTGCGCCTGGCAGCCGAGGAAGGCTATGACTATGTGGCCTGGACGACCGGCGAGCAGCAGGCGGAGAGGTACAACCTTGGCAACATCGTAGGGTCGATTGATGTTTCTCCATGGGGGATTGACGAGAACGGATATTATCTCGACGAAGAGATTGGTGAAAATGGTCGTTCTGTTTTCATGGACATCAAGAATAAGGACCGCTCCATATCTCTTATAGTTGATAAAGAGGGGAATGTCATAGACACCGCTGACCATGAGTTTAGAGACGCAAAACTATCAGACATTGTTGGAAAAGACCTTGCGGCAAAAATCCTTTCAGCCGATGGTCGCGAGAAGTTAAGCGGAGACAATCTCCGTATCGGCGGCGAAGGCATGAAGGGATTCTACGACGAAATCCTCCCTCGCTTCATGAACAAGTACGGGAAGAAGTGGGGCGTGAAGGTGGACGACATGTTCATCGACGGAATCGGCGAGGGCAACACGAACGGCCTTACCATGCACGCCATCCCTGTCAACGAGGCAATGAAGGAGTCCGTGATGGAGGGGCAGGTGATGTTCAGCAAACGGATGGACGAAGACTATATGAAGGCCGTTGAATCCGGGGATATGGAACTCGCCGGGGAAATGGTAAGAGAGGTGGCAAGAATAGTGATGCCAGATACGAAGGTTGTAGATGAAAACGAAACTCCATTGATTGTGCGTCACGCAACGGATTACGATTTCAATATATTTAATCGTGAGTATGCCGGGAAGAACACAGATGGGAATGCAACTGACGAGGACTGGGCGAAGACAGCTCGTTTGGGATTTTGGTTTAATGACAAAAATCCATCTAAACTTACAGGCCAAAAACGAGAAGTCGCTGCCTATCTCGATATCAAGAATCCTGCATATTTTGACTCGCTGGAAGACCTTGTATTGGAATTATCTTCCGTTTCAGCAGAAGAATTCGTCGAGCGCCTGAAGGACTACGGATACGACGGAATTTCCGTAAGAGACGAGGAATTCGGAGGGAATAGTTATGTTGCGTTTGACAGTAATCAAATCAAATCAGCAGACCCCGTAACCTACGATGACGAGGGCAAAGTCATACCGCTTTCGGAGAGGTTCAATACGGCGAGCGAAGACATTCGTTTCAGCAGGCTATCTCCCGTCAGCGATGCACTCAACTCATCCGGCATCTCGCTCGGCAACCCCGACGCGATGAAGGAATATCACCTTTCCGCCCTCAACCTGTCGAAGCACGGAGATGTGGTAACACTCTCTCGCATCGTGGCGGAGAAACCTGGAAGGGGCGAAGGCACCAGGTTAATGGAAGACCTTGCCGGACTTGCGGACCGCAACGGCTGGACGCTCGCACTCACTCCGGACGACTCCTTCGGTGCGACATCCGTATCAAGGCTGAAGAAGTTCTACAAGAGGTTCGGATTCAAGGAGAACAAGGGACGCGAGACTGACTACTCCATCAACGAGAGCATGATCCGCCGTCCCGCTGGAGACAACGGCGAAAACGCCCTCACGCGCAGGAAGGCCAACGCCGATGCCGTGGCCGCGGTCGACCGTGACGGCATCACCGGACTTGTAGGTGAGGAGAACGAACTCGACTTCTACAAGAGCATCGTGGACGCCCTGCCGTCTGAACTCCGGAGAGGGATCATGAACATCGCCCTGACGAACGGCTTCGACATCAAGGAAGCCGCGAAGGAGTACATCGCAGCGAAGGCCGCAATGGGGTCGGAGAACGACCCGACTGGAGAGCTGGCGCTCTTCTCCAACATCCTCCGCTACTACACCGAGAACGGTGAACTGATGGACGACTCCACTGCACGTTACGCCCTTTGGAAGAGCGGGCAGGAGTCCGGCGTCATGACCGACCTTGCATCCGCGGCGAACAAGAACCGCTGGGGTGTAGGACGTGAGGAGGACGACGAAGTCCGTTTCAGCAAGGGCGACCTCTCCGGCGACATCGCAGCCACGAGGGCGGAGATTTCCAATGTCGTGGAAGACGCAGCCACGGAGAAGACCGACAAGCGGAGGGCGCTCACGAAAGACCTGCTCACCGCTGCAAGGGCTATGGCGGCGCAGAAGGAGTACGATCAGAAGACCGTCGACCTCATCGTCAATACGGCGAAGACCCTGCTGAAAGACCAGGGCATCGACAAGATGACCCGGATGGAGGTGTCGCGCCTTCTCGGTATCGTCCGCACGTCCGTTGGGAAATCCCAGGACGCAGTGAGGAGGAATGGAGATGCGCTTGTTGATGTCGTATTGAAGCACCTTGTCAGGAGCGAGGGGAGCATGTTCTCCGATCTTCTGAAGATTAAAGCCGGGAAAGTGAATGCATCCGGTGTCGAGGTGCAGGGCGTTCTCGACGTTCGAGGACAGAATGTGTTACGTGCCGTCAAGGAGGGAATGAAACTCCAACTGAAGAAGGACGGTGAAGACGCGGAAAGCAATGACGGAACGATAGAGGGCGCGCTGCTGGCGCTTGAGACAAGGCTCGACAGCACGGACGATGCCGTCCGCGAAGCGGCGGAGGACGAGGCGCTCGGATACGAACTCGCAAAGGACTACATCGAGAACATTCGCACCAGCGAGCAGGAAGAGGCGAGGCTGAAAAGCGATCTCGCAGATGCGGAGGAGGCAAAGCGAAAGAAGGAACTTTCTGCAAACGATTTTGCAGAGTTCCGTAAGTCGGTAAACGAATCGCTCCGTGAGAATGCGATAGATAGGATAGAAGCCTACCGCGAGCTGCGGGACAAGATGATCCGCTTCATCAATGGAAGCAAGGAGGCCGCGATGGAATTCCGCGAGAGGGAGAAGGCTCGCAAGGACGAAATCCGCCACCTCGCCAACAGCGATATGCAGGGACGCGACACGTCGCCGTTCCGTCAGGAGACGCGAACGGGAAGGCTGGCGAACTCTGCCGTGGCGAGATTCTTCACCGCGCCGCTGGCGACATTTGACCAGATGCTCCGGCTCTTTGGCGAGAAGCATATCGCTGGAGAGGGATACCTGTGGAACAAGTTCATGCGCCAGTGGACGAAATCATCCGAGGACGCGTGGAACGGGCAGGCGGAGGCTCGGGAAGAGCTGGATAAGAAGGTCAGCGAGGTATTCGGAAAGGATATGATATGGGCAGACCTCTATGCCGTGGAGCGGAAGATGCCGAAGGCGACCGTGACATGGTGGGACGGCGGGGAGATGCGCGAGCACGAACTCACGCAGGGAAACCTGCTGTACATCTACATGGTCAACAAGATGGCCGACGGCAGAATGAAACTTCGCCGGATGGGAATCACCGAGGAGAAAGTGAAAGAGATCGAGCGGCAGATGGACTCCCGATTCCTTGAGTTGGCCAACTGGGTGCAGGACGAATTCCTTGTAAACAAGAGAAACAAATACAACGAGGTGCACAAACGGCTCTTCGGTGCATCGATGGCATCCATTGAGGACTACTTCCCTCTCCGCGTGAACAAGCGCAGCCTGCACAAGCAGGAGGATATCGCAACCCCGGAGAACAACGGACAGATGAACTCCACCACGACTGGGGCAATCAAGAAGAGGATCAAGAACTCCAACGACCTTGACCTCCTGAATGCCGACGCCTTCTCCGTGGTCATCGAGCATGTCGACGAGATGGAACAGTGGGCCGCATTCGCGGAGTTCAACCGCGACCTGAACACCCTGCTTTCCGACAGGTCGTTCCGCAACAAAGTGATGAACATGACCACCGTCTACGGTGCGGGGCAGAAATTGTGGGATAACTTCAAGAAGGTATGCCAGATCGCCGGGAATCAGTATAAACCCGTTGTCGGAGAATTCGACCGGGCGATGGTGAATTTAGCCAAGGGCGTCACCGGCGCGAAGATTTCGTTCCGCGTGTACACCGCCATTAAGCAGTTCCTGTCGATGCCAGCGTTCGTCTCCGATGCGAACCTTGTCTATCTCGCGAAGAACGCCGCGACGCCGTGGAAGGCATGGAAATGGGCGATGGAGAACCTTCCGCTTGTCGAAAAGAGATGGATGTCACGCATCGCTGGTGACACAAGACTTATGGACACAGAGTCAGACTGGAAGTATTTCCATTCGCAGATTGTGCAGAAACTCGCAAAGTGGGGTATGTCCCCGAATGCCTTCGTGGATGCGGTGACCGTGTCCATAGGAGCGTACTCAATGTATCAGAGCAAGTACGACCGATACATCAAGGACGGATATTCCGAGGAAGAGGCAGACAAGAGGGCGAAGCAGGATGCCACCATCCTGTACAACGAAACGCAGCAATCCAGCGAGGGAGCGTTCACGGCGGCAGTCCAGGTCGAGCGGACGGCACAGGCCACCGCGTTCACGGTCTTCCGCAACTCTTCGATGGGATACCAGCGCCAGCTGCACGACGCCCTTCGGAATCTCGGCAAGCACTTCAAAAAGGGCTACCGTGAGGAGAGCATCGAGTTCATGACCAAGCAGATGGTTCGCGACGGCCTCGACGAAGAACAGGCAAGGGAGGCTGCTACAAGAAGATACAACCGCTCTTATACACGCGATGCGGTGAGAGTGGCGACCTTCGGATTCCTTGTCCAGTTCGCCTGGAACCTCGGCTCTAACTTCCTCTATGTCCTGTTCGGCGATGATGACGACGAGCGGAAGAAGATGCTCAAGAACGATGCGCTGCACGCCCTTTACGGCGGCTGGGCAGAAGGTCTTGCCGGCGGAAATATCATCAGCGAGTTCTTGAATATGAAGTATGTCGAGAAGTCCAACCTGTATGGATACAACCCCGAACTCATGCCTATCGTCAGCGACATCAAGAGGCTTGTCCAGATGTGGGATTCCAAACCAGTGGCCGCATATAATGAGCTCTTCAACCTCGGTACGCAGGCCCTTTCCGGAGTGAACCCGCAGACGCTGACCGATGCAATCGTTGCGGTGGTCGATGCCTGCAACGGGGATCTCGATACCTCGAAGGAGGCGATGCTGCTCATCATGAGAATCATCAACGCACCGCAGTCGCAGGTAGACAACTTCATCATCGACGAACTCGGCATCGGCATGGACGAGGCGAAGAAACTCCCATACGATGAAATCGCCCGCAGGTATGCCAGATACAAGGTCAATCGCGAAGCCCCCATCACCGGACCGATACTCTACTCGGATGAAGAAAGGAAAGCGATGGAGGATAAGAAGATCACCGGTAACAGCGGGTGGAAGCAGAAAATCAAAGAGCGTCAGGAACTACACAACAAGCAATAGCATATGATCAAGCAACTACAACTTCGCGGCATATCACGTTCCCCGTCCGACAGGGCAACACCGGACGGGGGCGTTGCCGAGTCACTCAACATCCATCTCGCGGAGGGGGAATCCGCACCCACCCTGCCGGCGGAAGACGTCAGCGAGGACTTTGACCTTGCTGACGGAGAGCGGGTCGTCTTCATACACAAGACGCTCCCCAGCACGAACGCCGTATACATCAAGCGGGGCGGAATCTATGCGAAGGTCGGCGAGTTGGAGAACACCGAGGTGACGATATGGGATAGCTCCGACCCGGACATCGTCGTGAAAGACATCACCGCCATAGGCAACACGCTGATTGCGGCAACGGACAAGGGGATGGTGTACGCGCTCTACAAGGATGGTAAGTACATCTACCTCGGTGACCGCATCCCCGTGCCGGAGGTGGAGGTTAGAAATATCGACCAAAAGGTGACTCCTTATACAACCATTCAGAAATTCACACCAGAAGATTATGGTGGTGACTATCAGGCTTTGCTTGCAACTTTCTCGCTTAAAGCGAATACAGGGCCAATAATAGATGCTGTAATGCTCAATAAGACGGATGACGAGACGCTCTCGTTGTGGCTTGGAATGCAGACGGCACTGATAGAGGCGATGAAAAACTATCCTCAAAAAATTAACGGAGAATGGAGTGCCAATCTACCTTCATTTGTCCGGTTCGCAGTTAGGCTATACGACGGTTCATACATTTATCAGTCTGCACCAATTCTAATCGGTAGTGGGTATGAAGAATTGTTTTATGCCTACATTCAGGACGAGAACAATAACGGAGCACATACTTATTCACTCAACGTCGATGCTATTCATCCAATGTACTATCCACTGTGCATACTAAAAGAGTGGAATGGGGTAGAAAACTGGACGGATATTGTTAGCGGCATAGATGTTTTTATGACCCAATTTGTTGCTATCCCGAACTCTGATGCAAGAATAACAGAAACGATAGATAATTATGCAACGTGGCAAAGTGGTGACACCTACTATCGCCAGAGTAAATTTGTTTTTGAGGGGGACAACGAAAAATATGATGAGGAGAGGTTGCTTTCTGTACAAGACTCGTTCACTAAAATATACTCGGCAGATATAGAAAGCCTATCAGACATAAGACAGGGTATAAATCTTTTTACCAACGCGGAAATCGTATTCTCGGAGCGCCTCGCTACGCAAGATAATCTGGATGATGGCTATCTTGAATTCCATAAACTTGTCCCGGATAATATATCGTCATTCAATAACAGGCTCTTAACGCACGGAGGCCATGTTGAACTATACGGCGGTGACAAATACTCCACTTCACCGGCAATGATATTCAATTCCGTAAATCCAGAAGACCCGCATCCGACAGGATGGTCAGACCCGGATTATACTGGGCTCCCTAAAACACAGTATAGATTCAAGTGGTACATCGCTCGCAATGGGGTTGAGTATTACTCGATATCTGACTCTGTGCCATATTATGAGTATACCGTGGTGCATAACAATAGGTATATTGGGAATAGCCGGCATAGCGGACGTTCATTAACAATGGGGTGGATTTGTTTCCCGGACCCGAAATGTATCCGCGTTGATGTTGAAGTAACGAAGATTACGGACGGAGGGAACACGACAGTACGTTGCTACACGGCACAGATGAAGGCTCATCCGAAACTCCAAGCCGCATACCTTTACTGGGGGATGGAGAACGAAATCGGTGTCGGTGATGTTTGGGAGGAAACAATTACATATGGCCTCACGATTACTGGTTATGATTCGACCAAGAAGATGGCGGCAATCAGAGCCGTGGACGAAGCCCTGTCCGTAGGGTTGAGGGAGGCGAAGGACATCCTGGAGAACCGCCTTCCGTATCTTGCGATGACAACCAGCGACTACCAGGCATTGACGAGCGCGGGGGCAATCCTCACCAACGGGCATGTCGCGTATACACAAGCACAGGAGTCTTCGGGCCTTGACCCGACCGAGAAGAAGCGTTACGCCTCCGACAACGTCATCCGTGTGTCCCCCGTGGACAATCCTTTCTACTTCCCGGCAAGCGGGTATCTGACGATGTTCTCGACCATCATCGGGACGGGCATCGTCACGCGCCCGCTCTCCGAGGGGCAGTTCGGCCAGTTCCCTCTTTACGTGTTCACATCCGACGGAATCTACGCGGTGTCCACATCGTCCGACGGTACGTTCCTCTCGAAAGAGGCCGTCTCCCGCGAGGTGGCCGTCTCTCCGGAGATCCTCTCCATGGAGCAGGCCGTCGTCTTCGTCACGGACAAGGGGGTGATGATGCTGCAAGGCTCGCAGGTGACGAACCTCTCGCCCTTCATGAACGGACGCCACTACACCATTGAGGATGACGTGAAGACCATCCTGCAATCGGACAGCGAATGGAGCGGACTCGTCCCGTCCACCGCAGACGGAGACCCGTTCATGGCATTCGTGCGGGAGGCGAAGATCGGCTACGACTACAACGGCGGGAGGCTTCTTTTCTTCAACGACACCAAGCCGTACCAATACGTATATATGCTCGGAACGCAGTCGTGGCACAAGGTCTCCGGATCGGTCGGAAGCCATACCGTGCTGAACTCCTACCCGGACTGCTATGTCGCGAAGTATGTCGACAGAATCGACACGGAAAACAAGTCGGTCACCATCCGGGTGATCGGAGGGTCTCCGACTCACGGGCTTTCCGCAGGTGACGTCCGTTCGGATGTGGAGAATATGCTCCCGGGAATGGATCAGGGTACGAGTCTCGAATCGCTCCCGCAGTCCTTCCTGTGGACTACCGCTGATGCGGATGCCTTCATCGCGGCGATTGAGGCGTATGAATGTCAGCGAGACGACCACTGCGTATACTACACGGTGGAGCAACCGCGCATCACCAGCTCGACCTTGCTGGACTACTCCACCGTCCTTGACGACGCGGACGTGCTCTCGGACTCCGCTTCGCCCGTGAAGGGCATCATTGTGACGAGGCCGTTCGACCTCGGCGAGCCGGACATCCGCAAGACCATCCGCAGCATCCGCATCCGCGGGCAGTACAACCGCGGTGACGTGAAGTACATCCTCTGCGGGTCGATGGACGGAATCCACTGGAAGAGGCTCACCTCGCTCCGCGGCGGGTCGTTCAACCTGTTCCGCCTCGTCATCCTGACAAGCCTCTCCCCCACCGAGCGGGTCACCTGGGTGGACGTGGATTACGAATCCCGTTTCAACGACAAACTCCGCTGATTGCAAAGATAGACCGATACAAACCAGCCAAATCGTGAGATTTGCACCAAACACACTCGATTATGTTCAATGCCAGAAGCCTAAATAAACGACGCGTGCAATCCGCAGAAAAGGACTCTGTCAAAGTCCGGCACAAAGACCTGCGGGACAAGCGGATGGACTACGACCTCCTGCTCCGCTGCGAGAAGATATGGAACAACTTCGACACCTTCCGCCAGCAGTACGCGCGCTGCACGAGGTTCGCCTACGGCGACCAGCTCTCCGACACCATCGTGGTGAACGGGGAGACGATGACGTACCGCCAGTACCTCATCAAACAGGGCAACTTCGCCTTCCAGACGAATCAGATCAAGAACAAGGTCGACACCATCATCGGCGTGATGGTCAAGGACGCGAACGAACCCGTATGCCATGCCGTCGACCGCAACGAGCAGCAGTACGGCGAGGTGATGACCAATGCACTCCAGACGAACTGCGACAAGAACGAGTTCATCGCCCTGAAGATGAAATGGCTTCGCGAGCTGGTGCTCGGCGGGATGTGCATAGCGCGGGAGTCGTGGGACAGCACCTCCGGCCCCGCGAGGTATCTGGATTCGTGGACTACGAACCCAGACCCCAATCAGACATTCTTCGAGGGGACGACCGTGGACCCGCGCCACTGGGACATGAACCTCATCGGGCAGTTCTTCATCCGCTCCTTCGAGGAGGTGTGCGCGATGTTCCCTGACAAGTTCGCCCTGCTCCAGGAGATCTACCACAACCAGTCCCCGCTCAACCGCGAGGTGGAGAACGTCGAGGTCAACGACAAGCACAACGGCGATGAGACCACCTTCTTCCCCAACGGTAACGAGTCCGGATGCCGCGTCTACGAGGTGTGGACGAAGGAGACCCGGGAGTGCATCGCGGTGAACGACACCAACGACGGAACGGAGGAGATTGTCGAAGCCAACGACAGGGCATACCGCCAGCAGATCCGCAAGGAGAACGAGGCGCGCCGCGCCATCGCCCTCCGGAACGGATTCAGCGAGGACGAGGTGCCGTACATCATCGGAGACGGCTACGGTGCGGACGAGGAGGAACGGAATCAGCACTTCATCGAGACCTACTGGTACTGCCGGATGATGGGGCCGGACGGGACGATCCTCTGGGAGGGAGAGTCGCCCTACCCCAACCACGACCACCCGTTCACCTTCTGCCTCTTCCCGTTCGTCAACGGGCAGATAGTCCCCTATCTGTATGACGCCGTCGACACGAACATGGCCATCAACCGGATATGGGTCTTGCAGGAGTGGCTCGTCCGGACGCAGGCCAAGGGCGTGACCGTCGTCCCGAAGAAGATCATCCCGAAAGATGTGTCCCTGCGTGACTTCGCGAGGAGCTGGACGAGCATCGACGACCTTGTCTACATCGACCTCAAACCCGGCGAGGAGGGACTCATGCCGCAGGTCTTCCACGGAGCTGCGCAGTCCTTCGACGCGAACGGGATGATCGCCACCCTCCAGCGGCTGATGGAGAGCGGGACTCCGGTGAACGGTGCCATCCAGGGCAAGAACCCCGGAAGCGGCACGTCCGGCGTCCTGTACCAGCAGATGGTCAACAACGCATCCACGCCGCTCGCGGCGCTCATCGAGTCGTTCAACCTGTTCATGCGGAACGTGCTGGTGAAGAAGATGAAGAACATCGCTGCCTTCTATGACCAGCGGCGCTTCGAGAACATCGTCGGCCATATGGAAGGGCTGTGGGGCAATCCGAACCTCAAACTCAACGAGGTCGGGCAGATCGAGTACGACCTCGCCATCAAGGAGAGCGTGGACACGCCGGTGTACCGCGCCATCATCCGCGACGACGCGAAGGAGTTCCTCATGGCCGGACTCATCAGCTTCGAGGAGTACCTCGAGATATCCAACGTCCCTTATGCGGACAAGATCCTCCAGTCTCGGCAGGCACGGCAGGCGGAGGCGGAGGCTATGCAGCAGCAGAATGGCGGGACGCCCGCCGGAACCGCGACGGAAGCGGCGTCCGGGTCGGAGGCACCGCCCGCTGCGGCAATGCCGGAGCCGAACCCCTCGCTCCTTTCACCGGTAGCGAGGGAGTCCGTTTCGGAGATGCCGAATTCGGGAATACCCGCGGCTTAAATCAACTTGGCAAGTGTGAGGCGCTCCTTGATGAAGAAGCGCCTTCTTATTTCCTTGTCGCGCTCCGACATCGCGTTGTTCCCGGCCTTGTCCGCCGTATGGTAGTAGCAGCCGTTCTTCAGCGTGGTGGTCGTCATCAGCCTGGCCTTCTGGCCGCAGGCGCGCTTGAAGGCGCGGAACTCGTCACGGTTGTAGGTTGTCATCAGGTCGGTGCGGAAGAGCCGTGCCGCGAGATAGATGGTGTCGCCCTCCGCCTTGTGGCGCTTGTCCGCCATCGCGACCCCGTCGCGGAAGAGTTTGTCCGCCCACGCGGTGACAACGATGACGGCCAGCCTTCTGAAAGGCCATTTGATGTAATTTAGAATTTTTCTAAATAAGTTCATTTTTATTCGGTTTTCTGATGTTACAACAATCTTCCGGGTTGTGGTTTATATGGTCTCTCCAATAACCCCAATGCCCTTCTACGTCCTCGCAGACGGACACTTCGTCGAACCCTGTTATTTTAGAGAGTAAGTTTCTTTTCCCGGCAAGCGGCATATGCCTGTAGCCGGAATGCGTCTCGCAGTACGGAGAAAGGTCAATACCGATACCCATGTTCGTCAGCCACTTCTGAATCCATGTGTTCACCCTCAAAAACTCAACGAGGATTTTATTGCATCGAATCGAGTTTACGACATTTATGTCGACGATTTCGGGTATGTACGGGGAAAGCCTTACGCTTACGTCAAATCCATAGTCGAACAGTTTTTCCACGGCCTTTATCCGTGCTGGCGGTGTCGGTGCTCCAGGTTCAATCCTCCGGCTTACCACGTCGTCCGTGCAGGTGATGCTAACTTGTATGTGTGCGAGGTCTTTATCCATCGCGTCTATGTATTCATCCGCCGCGACGAGGTCGTTCTTTGTCACAATCAGATAGCCAATGCCCTCCTCATTCAATGCCTTAATGGTCTGCAACGTAGTCCTGCATTGCTTTTCGATGGGTTGGAAACAATCCGTCATTCCTCCGAGACGGACGATGTCCCCGGCTTTCAGCTTTGTCTTGACGACCCTGCGGATTTTTCCTATATCCGCAACGGACGGGCCGGCGGCGTTCCACAATTTTCGGAAGTCGAGCAACGACCTTGCGTAGCAATATCCGCAGTTGTGCTGGCATCCACAGCCGTAGGTGTCAAGCCTTGTGTTGTAATGGCACCGGCTGCCCTCGTTGCCTGATACGGTCTTGAAAAAACTTTTGAATTCATTCATAATATTTTGGGTTATAGGTTTGCAAATCCGGTGTCGTCCACCTTCGTGTCCGGTCGGTCGTGCGCGCGCGGCTGAATCCATTCCGGCAGTGGCATCTCCTTCATCCCCACCCAGAGGACGATGGCGGTGGCCATCAGCACATCGTCGTGCTTGCCGGGAGCGGCGTTGTACTGCCCCTTGTCGTCCACGTAGTTCGACATCTCGTCGAGGCAGAGCGCGCTCGGCTCGTCCCACAGGTCGTACTCGAGGCAGTCCTTCATATGGTCGATGATCTTCGGCTTGGTGCTGGTGTTCGTGTGGAATCCCCACTTGCCGACCTTCCCCTCCTTGACGTCCTCCTCCTTGCCCTGGCGCATGTAGAGGTTGTCATAGAACGAGGACACGATGTCGAGGATGTACTCGAAGCCGTCCTCCTCCGCCATATGGTCCTTCCGGTGGGTCTCAAGGGTGTTGGACTCGATGACCAGCAGGGCGTGGCCGTAGTATTCAGCGAGTCGCGTTGCATCGTATGCGAGCCGCTTGTGCGGCACGTGGTAGTGCATCTCCGCGACGATGTTCGGCCTGCCGCCCGTTCCGAAGTCCGGCATCAGCATCAGCCTGTCGAGCACCCGGACGGACGACCAGTCGGAGGTCTCGTTCTCGCCTCCGATATCCACGGCCACCACGTAGCGGTCGCTGATGGGCGAGTCGTCCGGCTTCTCCCAGATACGGAGCGCGCCGGAGGAGTTGGGGATGAATCGGATGTTGTCGAGGATCTCCTCGCCCTCCTTCGCATCGGATACGAGGTCGCCAACGAAGAGCGGCTCGCGGCACTTGTGTCTCTTGCGGGATACGGTGAACGGGTCGAACACCTTCTGCCCGGCGGTGATGAATGCCTGCTCCGGTGTGGCCGGAGCCTCGTTGCACATCTTCGAGAACGAGAGTTTCAGTCTCCGGTAGCGATACCAGTTGATATGCTCGAGCGTGGAGCCGATCTCCCACAGCCACCAATAGTATTTTCCGCTGTCCCTCCAACGGCCATCCGGAAGGGTGCTGGCGCGGTTGTCATAAAGCCACGAAGCGAACTCCCGAAGATCATCTATTTCCTTCGTGTCGTGCTCGATCAGGTGCGACGGGATGAACACCGGCTCGTATCCTCCGGAGCCTCCAGTGCACGACTCCCACACCTCGTGGAAGTAATCGTCCGAATACTTCGCCGTCGACTCCATCACCTCCATCGTCCCCGTGTCCTCCAGCATACCGCCCTGGATGTCGGCGATGATGTCCTCCGCCCGCTTGCCGGGGGTGTCCGGCCAGACGCCGACCTCCGAATAGTGCGCCCCGGAGATATCCTTCGACCGCAGGGTGTCCGGTTTCTCCGCCGTTCCGATGTAGATGAATCCCTCCAGCACCTGCCGACCGATCTGGTCCTTGATGCAGAAGGCGTGTCCGGTGTTGTCAGCGGGGGCGAGCCGGAGTTCGGTCGCGTCGTCCACGCCGATATCCCACGCGGGGTAGTCCTTGATGGACCGCTTGAGCATGTTTAGGATGGTCTCCGATGCGGACGATGTATGTGCCGCGATGGCGAAGGAGTGGAACTCGTTCCACTTGAACTGAAGCCACACCTGATAGAAGAAGCAGAAGGTTGAACCGCCCCACTGGCGCGCCTTGAGGATGATGAGCGAGATGGGTTTCCCCGCCGCCCTCATCTCCTCGCACTTGGACAAGACCATCAGCTGCGGGAGGTTAAGCGTGAACCGGACACGTTTCTTGAGTTTCTTGTGCTTGATCCATATGCAGAAGAATGCCCAGAAGACGAAATCGTACTTGTGCCGGATTCTCCGGATGCGCTGCTCGATGTCCTGGAAGGTTGGGATGCCGTACTTCCACTTCTTTGTAGAAATATATTTTTCTATACCGCCAGCCCTAACGATCTCGCGGATCATCTTGTTCTTGAGCATCTCCTTCGGGACGTACTGTTCCGGGATGGCGAAGTCCGGGATGCGGAGTACAGACCTCTTGATTCCGGTCAGCTGCTCCACTCCCCTTCCCGTCACGGGGTCATACTCCGCCCGCAGCCTCTCCCAGCGCCTGGCGTTCTCGGCGATGATGCCGTCATAGATATCTTCCTGCATCGCGGGTGACCTTTTTGACATAACGGTTGAGATGCGCCCCGCCTACGCCGAGAAGGAAGGCGGCGACGTGGGTTGTTGCGCTGACTTGCGGAATGAAGACCATAAGAACGGTCACCACGAGGAAGACCAAGACCGGCGTCTGCTTCCACCATGGCGAAGAGAGAGGCGGGGTGCGGAGCCCCAGCACGGCGTACAGCAGGTTGGACAGTCCTATCACCGGACGGAGCGACAGCGGATAGACCAGCACTGCGATAATGTATGGGAAAAGCAAATCCCTGCAAGGCTTGCAGGAACGCTTCGGGGAGTAGATGCTCCATACGGCGAGCGAGTTCACGGCGAGATGCCACCACGATGCGTGGAAGAACGAATACGACAGCGCCCTCGTCCAGTATCCGTCCTTCGAGAGGAGGAACTCCGGAGCGCCGAAGGCAATCTGCACCGCGACAAGGCAGGCGATCAGTATGCACCTTATCCACCCCATCGCATTCTCACTTTCTTGATTTCCCGCTTGAGCGTGTACATCATCGACCGCCAGCCGATGTAGAATTCCGGCGCGGGTTCTTCGACCAGCATTTCGAGGATGCGGACGCGCGGCATCGTAGTCCCTCGGTGCTCGCGAAGGTACGCGAGGTAATTGTCCTTCAGTTGTACGGCCTGCTTGCGCGAGGACGGGTGGAGGTCGTCGAGCGACTCCCCACGGAGTAGCCTTCCCACCAACAGGCTCGCCGTCCTCCCCTCGATGTAGTACCTGGGTGCAGGGCAGGACATCAGATAGTGCGCCGCGGACGAAAGCGATGTGAAGCGCCCTTGTTCAAGACCGCTCCTGTAACACTCATAAATCGCTTTGTCCCTCTGACGTTTAAGATCGGTGCAGCGCATTCCCGTGCACCCCAGCATAAACAAATTTAATATCGGGTTTGCAAAGATAGACCTACCCCGTTGGGGGCAATTATTACTTTCGTGACAAAAGAGAATTATTAACTACTAATACTTTCCGGAAATGCCTGAAAATCAAACACAAACAACCTCTCGCGACCGCCTCTTGGCACAAGCGTCCGAATGGTATCCAGACCGCCGGTTCCGTGGTCAGATCGGGCCGGATGGGCAGGATGGTCAAGATGAACTTGCGGATGCCGTCGAGGAGAAACTGAACGAGCTGCTGGAGGGGCAGGCCCGCAACGAAGAGATGAACAAGAAACTCGTCGACCTGCTGGACTCCGATCCCCGTGCGGCGAACATCTTCATGGGATGGCTCGAGACCGGCGACCCCATCGCCGCCATGGTCGAGGAGTTCGGTGACGACCTGAAGAACATCGGGGAGGACGGCTATCAGGAGCAGTACGCCTCCTGGCGTCAGCGCCGCGAAGAGAACGACAAACTCAATGAGGAGGCCGACGCGAACCTCCAGCAGACATACGAGCTGCTGAACACCTGGGGTGACGCGAAGGGTCTGTCCCTCGAGCAGAAGCGGGACGTCTTCCTCCGGCTCACCGCCATCGCCTACAACGGTATGCTGAACAAGTACGACGAGTCGGACTTCGACCTCGCGCTGAAGGCTCTGAACTACGACACGGACGTCGCGTCCGCAAGGCAGGAGGGCGAGGTCGCCGGGCGCAACGCCCGCATCGCCGCACGCCGCCACGAGCGGAGCAGCGCGTCGGCCATGCCGCCGACCCGTTCCGGAGGACAGGGCATGGGCGTGTCGGAGCGCACCCCGCAACCCGAGGAGGACGAGAACGTATGGAGCAACATCAGTTAGACAAAACCTTTCATAAACCATTTTAGTTATGCTTAAATTCCTGAAAACCCATAAGACGAGCGTGCTGTCAGCGCTGCTTATGGTAGTCGCAGCGGCACTGGGTGCCGACTGCGGATTCGCTATGGCAGCTATTGACCCGGTGGAGCCTGCGGCCGATCCGAACCCGTCGGGCAACATGGAACCCTATGATGCAACGACCAACCCCCAGGGACGCCCCGCAGGCGAGGCTCTCCAGGAGGATGAGCAGGGTGGTTTGACCCAGTTGCAGAACAACCCTTCGAGCGGCACGAACGTGACCGACGCCGGACTTGAGGCAGAGGACTACGACACCGTCGTTGACAACTTCCGCAAGTTCGAATTCCCGACCGAGACACTCATCGCCCGACGCTGCCGTCCGGTGAAAGTCCGTTCCTACATCCACGGCCACTACAACACCGGATCGACCGACCTCGAGGCCGTCTACACCGGAAGTGCCGTCACCATCACCGCAGGGACGTCCGCCACTGGCGTATACAATGCCACCAAGCATATCCTCACCCTGCCAGTCGCCGACTTCGACAACCCCGAGTGCCTCATTGAATACTCGACCGTGTTCGTCCGTGGCGCGTCCGGTTACAAGGGCGGCCCCTCCGCAGAGGTAGTTGACGGTGAACTCGCCCTGTTCGTGCTGAACCATAAGGACACCGACAGCAAGATTTCCTTCCTCGTCCTTAACCCGCCGCTGGCTACCGGCGCCACCTCCGTGATCGCCGCCAACGCCAGCTTCGTCGTGATGGCCACCGCCGGAAGCGAGTCGCAGATGCATGTCCCCAGCGAGTCCTACCTGCCCGAGAAGTTCGACGTGTATCTCCAGAAGAAGATCACGACCTGCGTCATTACCGACTACTTCAACGAGCAGAACAAGAAGATCTCCCTCAAGGACAAGAACATCCTCGACAACGCCGCCGAGAACTTCAAGCGCAAATGCGCCCGTACCCACCTCAATGGTACGATGGCCAAGTTCGACGTGTTCGTCCCCGAGACCGGAGGCCGTGAGCGTGTCTACACCGAGAACGGTATCCTCCGTCAGATCAACATGCTCTACACCCACGGTGCAGACCTTACCGATGACGACCTGCTCGCCCTCTCGACCCTGATGTTCACCAAGAACTCCCAGACCAACGAGGCTACCGCCCTGTGCGGAAGCAAGGCCATGCAGCGCTTCATCAAACTCGTGAACTCCGCTGACAAGTACAAGGATGTTGGCAAGGTCGAGGTGAACGAGTACGGCATCTCCGTCCGTTACTACCGCGACAACTTCGGTTCGTTCGAGTTCATCTACGAACCCCAGCTCGACGACCTCGGCTACGAGGAGTACATGGCCATCATCGACTTCCGCCACGCGACCCGTCCCTACATGGTCAACGAGAAGAAGACCACCCGGGATATGTCCAAGACCGGCGAAGCCCGCGAGGCCAAGGAGCACAACCTCTGCCGTATCGACTGCGTTGCGCTGAACGGCTTCAACAGCATCCTCGTATGCCCTTCGAGCCTTGCGCTGAACGCCGCCCACACCGGTGGCATCACCGCCAGCTTCCAGAGCGTGGCCGCCCTGCCTACGGGTGCCTCCCTCACTCCGGCAGCGAAGCAGCTGAAGTATTACCTCACCGCCGACGACTCCGGCTTCAAGAAAGGCGATGTCGTCGAATGGAATGCCGCCCTTGACGGCTGGGTTAAATTCCAGGGTATGATCCGGGGCTAATCCCCTGCCATAACACGGGGAGGTGGATGGCAATTCCGCCTCCCCTTTTTTCAAATCACACAAAGCAAGTTTATGTTAAAAGTTTACGGAATTGACGGTCGCACGACCGCCGTCGTTCAGATTCCCGCCGGAGACGGGAGCGCGTGGCTCACCTGTGAATTCAAGCGCGGCCGCGTCGGGACGCAGGCTTACAACCGCCCCGCCACTTACTCCACCACGGACGCCACAGTCCAGAACATCATCGAGGACTCCCCGCTCTTCGGAAAGCAGATCAACCTCATCCGCGTCTATGACGAGAAGGGACAGGAGACCGACGTGCAGTCCGTCGCACCCGGAGTCACCGAGTACCCGGACGTGCAGACCAAGGAGGAGGCCGTCGCCTTCCTCAAGGCCCACGGCGCAAAAGCCACGGACATCAGCAGCAACACGAAACTGAAGGCTTACGCCGCCAGCATCGGAGTGGCCTTCCCCAACCTTGACATCTAATGATCGCATTGAGCACAGCCGACGCCATTGCCGGCGTAAGGAAGAACCTTGACGAGATCCTCCCGAACGATTCGGAGATGTACATCCCGTCATCCGGCGAGAACAACGAGAACCCGTCGATGGATGACATCATCAAACGGAATCTCCCGGAGGCCGTCAACGCCATCCACCTGTCAGCGCCAGCGACCTCCATCGTCGGGAAGGCCGCCACGTTTGTGGGTAATGCCGTGTCTGCGGATGAAGACGGGGTTCTGACGTTCGCCATCAACGACGCGGCGGGCGTCCTTCGCCTCGTGCAGTTCCTCGCGACGGACTCCAGCGTAGTGGCGACGGGCGTGCTCGAAGAGGCTTCCCCGGAAGGGAGGAAGCAGCTTGACAAGTTTATCCGGGGGCGGTACGACCGACCGAGGATCGTCCGCCTCCAGGATGACAAGAACAAATTCCGGTATTACTCCCTCCTGCCGGAGACCGTCGACGGTACTACCCCGTCGCATTACATTGAAACTTGTAAGTACCTCCCGGAGATGTCGTACTCGTCATCCGCCACATCGTATGACATCGACTCCGCCGCCATCCGGCAGAACGTCGTGGACTACCTAACGGGACTGGTGCTCGAGACATATTCGCAGGTTGAGAAGGCGAAGATCTTCTACGCCCGCGCAAGCATATTCCACTGATAAAACCATCGCAATATGAGGCTGATTCGCAAAGGGAACGACATCGGGGTCGTTTGGTCTATATACGCGGAGCAGGACAGCTCCACCGTGGCCTACTCTCTTGAGGGGCGGAATCTCTCGTTGTTCCTTGAGTCCGGGAAGAACAGGTATGAAATCACGGACTTTACGGTTTCCGGCAATGCGATGAGTTTCACCTTCTGGGGCAAAGACCAGATTGCGTGCGGGGCATACTTCCTCACCCTCGTGGAGAACAAAGGGTTGGAGGATATGCGCGTTTTGGACTACAAGAACGCCTTCGCAATCGTCCGGCATTCCTGGGAGGCAGGCGGCGAAGACAATCCGAACATCACTATCGAGACCGTGGAACTCTCGTCTAACATCGGCGAGATTATCGACGAGCGGCTCATCCCCAACACCATCGCCCGCGTGGCGGACGTGAATGCGCTGCTGGCGGGATACCTTCCCCTCTCCGGCGGTGTGATGGGCGGCGACGTCAATATGAACGGGAATTATGTCTCCGGCGTACATGCTCCCATCGAGGACGATGATGCCGTGAACAAACAATACGTCGACTCCGAAGTCGGAGCGCTGGACAATAGCATCCAGAATCTTTCAGACCACATCTCCGATGTGGAATCTTCCGTCGGAGACATTCAGGAAGTTATCCCTTCCTCGGCATCATCTTCCAACCAGCTTGCGGACAAGGCGTTCGTGAACTCATCCATCGCTACCAGTACGGCCACATTCCGCGGCACATCCCCCAAACTCTACACCGAGTCCACCTTCCTTGAGTGGGCAAATGCCATCTCCAGCAAGGACGCGAACGATTATGTGTTCTGGTGGACGGAGGATGCCGCCGGGAATACCGTCTACAAGAGATACAAGTACACCGGGAGCGGATGGCTGTTTGAGTACGACCTAAACAACTCTTCGTTAACCGCAGACCAGTGGGCGGCGATCAACTCTCTGATGACGAGTGCTCTCACTGGGAAACTCGTCGAGCTGCCCACTGCACAGCAGCTTGCTGCATCATTCAATGCCAAGCAGAACACCCTCGTCAGCGGGACGAACATCAAGACGATTAACAACCAGTCTTTGCTTGGTAGCGGGAACATCGAGATTCAGGGCGGAGGCGGAGCAAGCAACCTCGTCATCGTTGAGTACGGCGTAACCCGGTATTCCGAAGTGGACGCGGAATACCAGGCCGGGAAGACCATCGTGGCGAAGAAGTCCAATAGCGCGGGAGGGTACGACTTCTACCAGCTCGTAGGATACAATGACTCCGCACTGCAATACGATTTCTACCTTGTCACCGATGCATACGTATATCGTCTCTATGTCGTCGACAATGCAGGAGATACGGCTGCGGAAGAATGGGACGATGGCGAGACGACGAAACTCAACGAGAAGGAGATTTTCGTGGCCACCTATGGAAGAACGACATATTCAGAATTGCTGGACGCGATTTGGGATTATAATATCGTCATCTGCAAAAGAACTGTGTCTGATTCTCCGAGGATATATACACTTACAAAGAATGATGTAGATGCTACGATTTTCATATTCTCCTGTGTGGTCGGACAACTTATATATACCATCTCGTTAGACCAGAGTCTTGGCTGGAGCGAGAATAATTATACTCTTGAGAACGCCGCCAACAAAGTAACTTCTATCTCGTCCTCTTCCACCAATATCCAGTACCCGAGTGCCAAGGCTGTATACGATGCCATCCAGAGCAGCAAGGAAATCTTCGTAGTCAGTATCGGAGTCACCACCCATCAAGAATGTTGGGCGGAATACATTAGCGGGAAGATACTGATTGGCATCTTGGATGAATCTCCTGACATCTTTATGTTCTCGTTGTCCCACATTGATGATGAGCAGGTCGGCTTCTTCCGCTTTGTAAGGGTTATCGGGGACGGAACGATAGAGACGTACACATTGGATGGTCAAGACAACTGGACGTCTGCTACGTTCAGCGCTCAAGCGGCCCTTGTCTCTGGCACGAACATTAAGACGGTCAACAGCACCTCATTGCTCGGAAGCGGAAACATAGATACGACGGAAGTATTTTGGGCGACTTACGGAACTACGACTTATCCTGACATAATTGGGGCACATCAGTCAGGAAAGGTGATTCTATGTAAACATGGGGAACTCTTGTATAAAGTAAGTCGTGCTTCTACTACGGTTGTATTTGAAGCTATCAATGACTCAAGCCCGTACATAAAACTACTAACTGTAGGTACTAACAATACATGGCAGGAGAGCACGGTGCCTGTTGAAATAACTACCAACAAGGTAACATCCATCTCATCCTCTTCCACCGACACGCAGTACCCGTCGGCAAAGTGCGTGTACGACCTCGTCGGAGACATTGAAACCCTTTTAGCAGCAATATAGGAGGTAGACCATGAGCATTGTAACAGAAATCCGGCGGCTCCAGGCGGCGAAGGCCGACATCAAAACGGCCATCGAGGGAAAGGGTGTGACCGTCCCGTCAACCGAGAAGATTGATGCCTATGCGGATTATATCGAAGCAATTCCGCAGGGCGGAGGAGGACGTGAGTCCTACGAAGACGACGTAATGTTCATCGACTATGAGGGTACAGTCTTATACCGTTATACGAAAGAAGAATTTCTTGCGCTTTCAGAGATGCCTTCAAATCCATCCCACGAAGGGCTGACCGCACAAGGATGGAATTGGGATCTTCAAGATGCACAGGACTACGTCTCCGATTGTGGTTGTCTTGTTATAGGTCAGATGTATGCAACATCTGATGGAAAGACAAGATATTATATTACTTTAGATGATCCACAACTGCTATCGCCAACATTTTACGTCCCATCGAATTCTGTTATAGATTGGGGTGATGGGACAACGACTACATCCGGGTCAATTCCAAAAATATCACATACTTATGACAGTACCGGAGATTATGTTGTAGCAATACAAATACCAAACAATGGGAATCCACCTTACTTAAACACGGAGGCCGATGTAGCAAGAGATTATAGCAGGTTTGTTCGAAGCATAAGAATTGGGGGCACAACGGGTGGTACTCTTATTATGGCTTTTGCTCGATATTTTTTTAATCTTAAAGATATCACAATTCCATTGAATATAACCCTTTTCAACTCCGGCGCTATATTTAACGATTGTCATTCGTTAAATGCGTTAGTTCTTCCCAAAAATATGGCCCTAACGGGAAATTTTTCGTTCAAAAATTGCACGTCGCTACGTGTGATTTCAATAAATAAGTTAGCAACATTCGGGCAAACGTCTTTCCAATACTGTTCGTGTTTGGAAATCGTAAATCTACCACCGTCAATTACCAAAACCATCTCGGCAATGTTTTCGCCGTGCGAAAATCTTCGACGCGTGACTATCCCATCTGGTATAACAACACTTGAAGCAAGCACTTTTAGCAACTGCTTTGGGTTGAGTAGTGTTAAACTGCCAAATACATTAACGACAATTGAATCATACGCATTCGCTGGAGTGACACAATTGCAGAAAATAACACTCCCGTCATCACTTGAAAGTATCAAGCAGAGGGCGTTTCAGGGAGCATTATTGAAAGAACTCACTATCCCGGCGAGTGTAGATACCATAGAAATGTATGCATTTTATCAGTGTGCGTGGCTATTAGAAGTGCATGTGCTTGCAACTACGCCACCGACCGCCGGATCTGGAATTTTCCTTCAAGCGCCTTTAAAGAAAATATATGTTCCATCCGGAACACTATCGGCATATCAAAGTGCGTCAGGGTGGAGTACGTATGCAAATCTCATGGAAGAAGAATAAATAAATAACTAAACGGATAAAAGACATGGACTGGACAACAATTATTACATCGGCCCTGACCTTCATCGCTGGGGGAGGGATAATGTTGAGTATTTCCATATATACCCCATGGATACACAGTGTCCGTTGTTCCTCCTCAGTGCCGAATCAACAGTTTGGGCACAAATCCCGATCATCCTTTCCATTTCGCATACAGAAGAGAACGATGCTATGTATTGATTATCTAAAGTATATTGTTCTATCGGTTTTGGTGCATTTCTCGGTTGTCTTCGAACGATTGTTTCGGCCCTCCGTTTTCTCGCAGTCCCATAATTCAGATTATAGGTATCATCACACCACTCGAGATTTCCCACCTCGTTATTATGCTTGTTTTCGTCTTTATGGTTTATCGTATTATACTTCTCCGGATGAGGGTTGGGAAGAAATGCTGATGCAACAAGGCGATGGACATAATGAGATTCGCTTTTCTTATCTTTCCGCAATACTAAGATTTCATATCCAGGATACTTATTATGCGATGGGGATAAAATCTTCCCCTTAAACGGGTGGCCATTGGGAAAATATGCAGAGATGGTTATTCGATCAAGAGAACGAACGCGGCCAAGATTAGACACTTCATACAATCCTTCATATCCAGGAATTGGTCTCCAAATTTCTTCAATCATAAATTAGCGGTTTAATGTTTAACATATACAAAAATACTAAAAAATGGACTGGGTAACAATAGTTTCGAGCATCCTTACCTTTATAGCCGGTGGCGGTATTTTCACGCTTGTCACTATTAAGGTGCAGAAAAAAAAATTGAACGCGGAAGTAAAATCCGATGAGATTGAGAATCTGCGCAAGGCGGTCGAGTCGGTTTATAAACCATTGATCGAAGACCAAAACCAGCGCATCTCTTCACAATCCAAACGGATTAACGAATTGGAACAAGAAGTCAAGACCCTCCGAGAAGAAAAGCATTCTCAAGAACTCGCCTACCAGCGCCAAATCGCAGATCTCCAGAAGCAGATCACTGAGATTACCCGCGCCCTGGGAATCAAGGCCGCGAAGCAGCTGCGCAATTCCCGTGGGCAGTACACCAGCGAGAAGGAGGCGTGATGGATATAAACTTGCTCAAGACCATTGCCGGAGCAGTCAACGAAAAGTATGGTCGTGTCCGCATCCTTGTCGATAATGGGCACGGCTATAACACCGCTGGCAAGCATTCGCCGGATAAGGTCGTCAAGGAGTGGCATGTCAACCGTGACATCGCCGAGGCGGTGGTGACGCTGTTCCGTGGCATCGGGATGGATGCCGAATTGCTCGTTCCGGAGACGGTTGACATCTCTCTCGGTGAGCGTTGCCGTAGGGTCAATGCCCAGTGTTCCGTGCTCGGCAAGGACAAGGTGCTGATGCTTTCCTGCCACCTCAATGCTGCCGGGAACGGGCAGTGGATGTCTGCTCGAGGCTGGAGCGTCTGGACGACGCGGGGCACGACCGAATCCGACAAGTTGGCGGAGTGCGTGTGGAAGAGAGCCAATGAGAGGTGGCACGGACAGACAGATGGGTTGAAGACCATTTCCGACACATCCGATGGCGACCACGACTATGAGAGCGACTTCTATATCCTGCGTAATACCAACTGCCTCGCGGTTCTTTGTGAAAACTTCTTCATGGACAATCGCGAAGACTACAAGTACATCAACTCTCCCGGCTTCCATTACGACGTCGCGGAGGTGATGGTGCTTGGAACGATGGATTATCTCAAACAAAAGGCAAAAGTATGAGCGAATATACGAAAGCAATAACTATCGCAGGTGCGTGTGCCGTGCTCCTGCTGTGTGTCGTATCCGGTCTCGTCGGATGGAGGATAGGCAATGGTAAGAAGGAGTATGTCACCAAGCGTGATACTGTGGTCAATGTCGTTACCTATCGTGACACCATTAAGGTTGTCGAGCCGAAGTATATCAAGAAGACCGAGATACGGAAGGAACTCGTAGCCGTGAAGGATACGGTCGTTATCCATGACTCCACCTATATCTATCTTCCTGTCGAACGTGTGGAGTATGTGGATACGAACTACTATGCCGTTGTCTCCGGCATTCAACCAAAGTTGGAAGAAATCTCCGTCTATCCCAAGACCACCGTCGTGACGAACACTGTCACCGAGACAGTATACGAGAAGCGCAAGCCAACAAGGTTCGGCATCGGCATACAGGCTGGGTTCGGCGGAATGTATGGTCTCAAGTCCAAGGAAATAGATGCTGGCCCGTATATCGGTGTCGGTATCAGTTACAATTTGATTCGGTTCTGACCATTTTCGTGAGTTCACGAAAATGATGCTGGCAAAAACACTATACTACAATTGTACTACAATATGAAAAAGTTCTGGGAAAAAGTAATCGTCTTATTCACGGCAACTGACAAGCAGCTGCACATGCTCGCCGGATTCGCAATCGCGGCGTTCATCTACATCGTCCTTCTTCCCGTCCTGCCCTGGTGGGCGTGCACCATCATCGGCTCGATCGTTGCCACGGGTGCTATCGTCGGAAAGGAGTTCTACGACAAGGCTCATCCGGACAAGCACTCCTTCGAGGTGTTGGATATCGTCGCCGGAGAGATTGGTGTGCTGGTTCTTATCATCGCAAGCCTGTTCAATCTATGAAACGTATTCTCCTGTTCATCTGGCAACTCCCGCAGAACCTGCTGGTGTTGATACTGCTCTTGGCCTACAGGCACGAGAGGGTGTACCATCGCCTGAACGGGAGGACGTTTTACTTCACCAGCGAGATGCACAGCGGAATCTCGCTCGGCGATTACATCATCATGAACCGCGAGGACAAAGAGGACGGGATGCGCCACGAATACGGCCATACTATCCAGTCCAGGTATCTCGGGCCGTTATACCTGTTGGTCATCGGAGTCCCCTCTCTCTGCGGCGACATCTATGACTCCATAGCCCACAAGCACTGGCCGTATGAGAAATCGTGCAGGTGGTATTACAGCCAGCCGTGGGAGAAGTGGGCGGACAGACTGGGAGGAGTAACGAGGAATTATGAGGAGTAAGTATCTCAACAAGAAAACCGAAGTAGACGGGATCGTCTTCGACTCGAAGAAGGAGGCGAAGCACTATTGGTTTCTGAAGCAAATGGAAAAGGCTGGGGAGATTTCCGACCTCCGGATGCAGGTACACTACATACTCATCCCTGCCGTCAAGAAAACGGAGGAGGTTGTCACCCGGCTGAAGACGAAGGTCAAGGTCGAAACGAAGGAGCGCACCATCCAGAAAGCGATTGAGTATGTTGCGGACTTCGTCTACATAGACAACAAGACTGGGAAAACGGAGGTTGTTGATGTCAAGAGTCCGATCACCAGGAAGAATCCGGTGTATATACTGAAGAAGAAAATGATGTTTGCACTTAATGGTATAACCATAAAAGAGATTTGATATGCCCCCGAAGAAAAAACCATCGCAGAAGAAGTCGTCGTCTACAATCTTCTCGTCGGCACCGAGCAGGCCGAGCAGGCCGGCACCCGTCAAGGTTATGAGAGCGCAAGTAGCCCCGCATCCCAAAACACTATCAAATGGACAGCCAAGACCCAAGCGGCGCAATTGGTAGGCTTGTTACCGCAACGAGGAAGGCGACAAGGATTGTCCAGCTCTTCCCGTTTGTTTACCTTGTTGCCTCCGCCCTATATCTTATCTTCGGCAGTCTTGTCGGGGACAAGTTATTGTCCATAATCGATTCGGTCTTATATCAGCCATCGGTCGCTCCGGTCGTATTGATAGTCCTGTCCCGGGTTTTTAAGCTATGCAGGTGGCACAAGGTCGCCTGTATATTGCCGTCATCAACGAGGTTGGAAACGATAGTAGATACGTATCTGTTCCAATTCACGGAAACGGAAATCGTGCTGATAAACATTATTCTCGGAATCATCTTCCTTGCTTTTATATACTCCGCATTCAAACATTTCTTTCTTCATGGACGCAAAAGAAACCATAAAGCAAACGCTTGACTTCCTCAAGTACAAGGTCGACAACGACCTGTGTACAATGGAGGAGTTGCGGTCCGTATCCGACCTTTTGCAGAACAGTCTCAACGTCATTGGCACGGTAGAGGATTTCGCCAAATACTGCGATCAATCCGAGGGAAATGTCCGGACGGTCATCAACAGGAAGGTTATCGACAAGCCGAAGCGGAGGGTATTCTACAGGTTCTTCCCATTTATCAAAAGTGTCCCATCCAAATGGCTGAAAGACAAGAGGAAGGGATAATAAAGTAACACATTTCCATGGCGGTAGCCAATTGTTGAACTTTGTGCCAGTGATAGGACGATCCTATCCGACACAAGGTTTAATTTTTAATACTATTTTGCCATGGCAGAATCGACTGTAGTTTACACTCCGGAGAACAACGGAGGCAGTGTGCCCGCCTGGATGCTTGCCAACAATGGCGGCGGACTTTTCGGCGGCAATGGCTGGGGTGGCGGAATCCTCGGGTTCTTCCTCGGCCTTCTTTTCGGTAATGGTTGGGGTGGCTTCGGCAACGGTTTCGGCGGCTTCGGCGGCGGGAGCGGTGCTGGTTTCCTGTCCAACCAACTCAACAACGATAGCGGACGTGAGCTGCTCATGAACGCCATCAACTCCAACGGGGAGGCATCACGTGCCGCGATCTCGGCGCTGGCCGCTTCTCTCGGGCAGGACTTCAACCTGGTTAACAGCGCCGTCCAGACGCTCCAGTCCGGACTGTCTTCGCTCGCTCTCCAGCAGGCCGTGTCCGTCCCTCAAATCATCAACTCTATACAGAGCGGCGACGCTGCCTTGCAGAGCAAACTCTGTGAGTGCTGCTGCAACATGAAGCAGCTCGTCACCTCCCAGGGCTACGAGAATCAGCTCGCGACCGTCAACCAGACGAACACCCTTGCCGGTGCCATCACGGGAAGCGGTCAGCGCACGGCCGATGCAATCGCAGACCTGAAGACCACGATGGTCAAAGAATTCTGCGACGCGAAAGAGCGTGACATGCAGGAGAAGATCGACGGCCTGCTTGCCGCCAACTCCTCCCTCCGTGGTCAGATCGACAACGCACAGCAGACTGCGGCCATCACCGGCTACATCAACTCGCTGGTTTCTCCGATCGCCAAGGAAGTGGACGACATCAAGTGCAAACTCCCCCAAACCGTGCCCGTGACTTGGCCGAATCTTGCGGCAGTGAACACCACTCCTTATGTGAGCGGCGGCTTCTATCAGGGCGGATTCAACGGCCTGTACGGCAGCGGCGTGCCCGGCTTCGGTGGGTTCGGAGGCATCACTTTCTAAAGGAGGATATGCGCCATGTTTGGATGTGTTAATATAACCACCAATGTCAATGGCACGCCTTATCTTAGGACGAGCAGTGTCACCGTGGGAACGGAGACCGTAGACTTCGCTCTCGGCTTCCGCAGGATTCCAGCGGTTGGATATCTCACGGTGAACATTGCTGATGCCATTCCAACTGGTACGACGGGGACTCTTCCTGTTCGCTTCACACTGAATGGCAACAACCGTGCGCTGACATTCTTCGGCGGTACTCCCGTGACCGCTGCTGACTTAGCAGGCACCGGCATCATTACCATCTTTTACGACTGGTACAACGGCATCCTGCAACTCGTTTCGCCTGCTGCCCCTACGGCATAGGCTGTATTAAGACAATTTAACAACTGAAATCATGTTCCAAGGATTAACGCAGGGAGCAACCATCCCGGTTCTCTACAAAAACATCCCCCGTGTTGCGGATGGCAGGGTTATCTCCGTCAACACACACATGCCAACGTATAACCCGCAACAGCCGATGGCTCTGATGAACGGACCTGTAACGGACATTACCCTACAGGTAGACAACGAAACAATCCCCTTTGCCGGACTTCCCGCCAACGGGGTAGTAGCGAACTTCCCGGAAAAGGGATTGTTTCTTGCCACAGACCGCTCTGCCATCCTCCGGGAAATCGAGGCGATGGCCTCGGCAAGCCGACAAGTGCTGGCATCTGTACCCGACCATCAGAAAATGGTGGCGGCATGCGAAGACCTTATTCTCCAACTCAATCCCGAACGGAAGAAAGAGGCGCAACAGGCGCAGGAACTTTCCGACTTGCGGGGGCAGGTGGCAGAACTGAAATCGATGCTTTCTGCGTTTCTTGGAACTAAACCAAAGGAGGAATAAACAATGGGACTTTTACACATCATGGAGCGCGGAGGCGAGGACTACCGCGATTACAAGACAGCTTTGAAAACCGCCAAGAGGGCCATCGATGCCCTGTGTGAAATCACGGAGGACATGGAGGGCGAGTTCGGCGAGCGCGGCTATGGCGAGCGCTACCGGATGGGCGATTCCTACGAAGAAAGGATGAGCGAGCGCCGCTCCCGTGACAGCAGGGGTAGGTATATGTAAAACAAAGCCGGGAGAACCCGATATGGATTCCCCCGGCAAAACCGCAACGACATGGAAAGAAGAGACTCAAGACTGCGCTATGCCACGATGATGGAGGAATACCTCGGAGATTACGGATATCATTTCAATAAGCCGCTCTTCGAGTTCGCAACGGGTATGATGCGCGGCAGGAACGGGAAGCCGCTCGACGTATGGGACAAGGAGAAGGCAGAACAGGTTCTCCGTGCGAACGGCGTCAGCCTCAAGAACAACAAGGGGCACGATGCGGCCTACGTCATCAACATGGCCAGGGCGGACTACTGGGGCAGCGCTCTTTTCGACGAGTCGCACCTCGCACTCTTTGTAAGGGACTATCTTGACGACCCGGATGGTGCCGAGTCGCGTGCCTTTGACGAATTCTACATCAAGACCGTCGCTCTCGGAATACCGATTTTCTGGGACGAAGTGCTTTGAGCCATGCTGAAACGCACTTTGAAGATTGGTCGCTGGGTGGTGGATTTCCTCTTCGCCGTATCAGAATACGACGAGGAGGGAGTCCTTTCCGTCCTTTACGACATGGATGCTCCGCCGGAGACGATGATGCGGGCGAACAAGATCATGGGTCTCGGGAAGAACCGCGGGTTCACATATGCGAATCAAGAACTCCGAAGGGCTGCCGTGGTGATCGGCCCGGCTTCCAGCGGCAAGCAGTTCCAGAACACGGTCGTCCATGAGTTGCACCACCTTGCGGTGGCCATCGCCAAATCGCTCGGTGTTGATCTTGACGGCGAAGACCCCGCGTATCTTTCCGGCGATTCCGCGATGGAGATTGCGGATATTATCTGCACCCTTGGATGCCGATGCTGCAACAGGAAGTAATCACCGGCATCTTTTGAAAAATATCTCATAGTGCACGATCCCACCATCGGAGACCGTGGAGTCTTCGCATATCTTGTATGTCCCATATCCATCCAGTGCATCGGCGAGTTTCGTGCAGAAGCTGACGGAATCAATGTGTCTTGTCTGCCCGTCTGCTCTCCTCGACGAATGGAATCCGGAATCATTCTGGCTCCTGGAGATATAGACCCTGCCCCTGTTGACAAGGTCGGTTTTCACGCGTATGCGTGGATGCTCGTCCGATAACCCCAACAGCTTGCAGGCGCTCGCGCTCAATACGCACCTGCTACGATAGATGGAGAGTGTTGGCGTGTGCCTTGTTGGCGCGATGTCTATGTCTTTTAGGATAGCCATGGTTTTATTCTGCTTGTTTAGATTGGTTCTTTATTTGAAGATACCTTTAGCACCTCTTCGTAGAAGTGCTGTCTTGAGATTTCTTTTTGGTAGTCGACGGCAAATTCATTATTCGTTTCGAGGATAAGCGAATCTATCTTTGCGATGTCCTCCCAGGTCAGTGCGAGATCTTTTTCGGCCTGCTCGTAGCCCTTTTGACATGCGTTTCGTAGAATCCACACCATTGTTTCTGGGCGAATGATAAGATTTCCATTTTTGTCACGGCGCCCGAATAGCTCT